CCTACCCCCGCCACTACCTAGAAATTCAGGGCCCCTTTGACGCCTTGCCAATCTAGCAGGCGATCCTATGGAGAGATCCGCATCGTGCATCGCCTCATGCATGATGGTTCTCATGATTTCATCTTGCGCTGATCTGCTCCCTCTGCGAAATACCGGAAGTTGGATGAATGAGTTGTCAGTCACAACCCTGTCTCTAGGCGAGTATTCCAGATTCCCCTCCGAGTCGTATCCAATGGGGACTCGATACTTGTATTCCTCAAGACCGGGAGATGAATAGCCACGGGCCCCCTTGGATCCTTGGTCATCGAAGCGAAAGTCGATCTTAGAGAGATTCCAAGCCTTGTCGAACGCACTCATTCCAATCAGACTCCATCAGGGTATTTCAAGTGGCATTCGTCGCACATGCCCTCGTTATCAGCATGATCGTACACATCCATATCTTTATCGCATCCGTAGCAACCATATCTGGCCAATTCGGTCAAGTCGCCCTCACTCAAGTCGTAAGGGGTTTTAGCCGCTCCCATCGCCTCAGGGCTGAAATACTCAACCCGACCATCAATGCCGTGAAAAACCTCGTATGCGACGGGCAGGACAGTCCCATCGGCCAGTTCAAAATCGCGCATTTGCTGAATTTCCTTGGATGACCTAATATTTCCATATTCAGGGTGATACAGATGCAGATCCCAATCCATCGAATCTATCGGAGCCTCCTCCTTCAAGACATCCCAAGCCTCGCGGAAGATCTCACCCTCCGATCTCCTCATTATCTGGAAGTCCTCTGGGAACGCCTCCGTCCCGACAGACACGTCTCCCATGTCCTCCATCGGCCCGAACTCCCTGTCGATCCTGTCTAAACGCCTTCTCTCCTGCATGGTGTTGAGCAGGTCGGCGGCCTCTGAGGACAGCAGTCGCCTAAAGGCAGCAGCGGCCTCAGGTTCCATCTGTCGAGTGAGAGCATCTGCGAACACGGGCGTGTCCTCCCCAGCGCCCTCCGGCTTGGCCAGAGCGGTCAGACGCTTGGTGTCGCTCGCCTTCGCGCCGCGTGTCCTCGGCAGATACTGGCCACCGAATCCATCGAGTTCGTATCTGGTGGTATCATAGAAGTCCTCCATAATTCTAGGCGGCCTCGCTCTGCCTTGGTCCGTCAACCTCCCCAAATCCCTGACTGGCACATCCATCAGTCTGGCGTTTATCAATGCCCTCATGGTATCATATACGCTTGTCTTTGTGTTTCCACTCTTCTTTTTAGCATCTTCATTGATCATATTGAAGTGGTGGTCGGGAAGAAAATAGCCGTCTTGCCTCCTGCCTTGCACCACCCTCATATGATCGGTGTCAGATGTCTCATCTGCGATCTCCTCACGGGTCTTCACCCCGTCTCTGACATCCTGCAAGTTCTGCGACATCGTAGTGAGCGTGTCTATCTCCTCCTCTGGAGTGCCGAAATTGAACGACTCAGGGACGAGTCCCGCCTCACGGGCGAGTATGTTGTCCTCTCTGAAATCCTCTGGACGGTTAGAGCCCCCGGCGGCACTCACCAACTCGTCATATTCCAATGGCCTGTTGAACTCCAAAGCCATTCTGGCAGCGTTGAGGGCAGGCCCCTCGTTGAAGAAGCCGGTTTTGTAGTGGGGCGTGTTGTAAAACCAATCCCGATTCAGAAAATGCATGTATCTGTCGCCAGCGGAGGGCGCATCCTGACCCGGTGTCCTGATCGTATCCCGGTTGAATCGCCGTCTGACCATGGTCAATCACCCCTCTCCTCGTTCATTCGCCTGAGTTTCTTCATCATCTCCTGCATCTGGTCGCTATACATCGGGTTGTCATACATCATGATGCCGGGATTGCCTGCCGACCTGTCCTCGTTCGACGGTCTTCCTCTGGCTTCTATGTTCGGGAGGATGTCTTCACGGGGAATGGGCTCTGATGACTCCACGACATCACCCTCTCTCGTCTTGTAGTCCGAGCCCATCAAGAGGGGTATCATCATGGGGCTGTGATCTCCGGCGGGCTCGATTCGCGGGTCGCCCTCGTCACGCCAGAACGGTATATTCGCTATTCTGGGAGAATCCTGCCTCGCGTATGACATCCACCTCGCAGAGAGATCAGGGTCCTTGGTTGCATACACCACTCCATCCATTCCGGGCTTTATCCCCTCAGATAGGATGGACATGAGGTTGTCCTCTGGCGTTGCATGGTAGTACCAAGGCGCTTTCACAAGATTCCAAGCCGCTGTGAAGGCGTCCGCCATGGTCGTTCATGCATTACAATGCTTGAGAAGGGTTTCGGATCGACAGGAATGACAGGAATTCTCCGAGAAAATTTTTCCGCGTATTTTTTCAGGGCCCATTGGCTGCATTGAATCCTGTCAGGGCTGTCAGAAAAAAAATCACGAAAATATCCGCCGAGCGTATGTGGTCAGGGGCGCGGGTCGCACGAAAAAAAAAAAAAATTGGGCCTGCAAGCGGAGAAAAAATCGTGGTACTGCGCCCCGATTCCCACGCCCAGCCCCCACCAGCGCCCACCTGAAAGGTGGGCGTGTACGGGCCGGGTGTAGGGGCTCAGTGGTGCGGTTTGGGGGGGTGGCGCACCCACTCGCCCACCCATTGCCCGCATTGCCTGAGGTTTTTTTTCTCGCATTGCCCGCATTGCCCAGCACCCCCACCAAACCACCTCTCCAACGATCAAAATCCGGGCGTTTTCAGGCCTGTTTTTGGTGCTGGGTGGGCAGGTGGGGGGACGTGCCCGGCCACGCCCAGCAACCCCCATCCAGAGCCCCAGAATCGGGGTTGTCAGCATTGCCAGCATTGCCAGTATTCCCCACCGACCCACCGCACCACCCACCAACCGGCGCTGATGGTGGGGGTATAGTGGGGGAGGATGGGTTGGTGGTCTAGCCCAAGACCGATGCCCTGAGAGCCTGTATGCGAGCCAATAGCGACGTGTATATGTTGGACATTATGGACATAATTGACACTGGCCTTTACTGATACTCTGGCACTCTCCCCAGACATCCTTAGAGCCCCTCTCTCCCCCCTCCCATTTCCCCTCTCTCTTATCCGGCCAATGTCAAGTGTCCAAGATAGCCCCAGAACCGATGCACTGCTAAGGTGGACAGCATGTCAAACATGGGCTGCGATTCGGCCATTATGTCCATCGAAAACCGAAACCCCGGAATCGAACCACTTCCGACATGGATGGCATGGGATAGATGAACACATACAGAACACGACACAGAAACGACGCACTGCCCTGCAATGAATGCCTGAAGAGAGAGGCCGAGAAGCAGCGATTGAGAGCCCGGAGGATTGCCATCGCCAAATGGCTGGTTTCGATCATCTTTCAGGGGCTCTATCCGCTGTTTTTGGTTGTCTCCATAACCGAGGGTTGGATGGTGATTTGATGAGGGAAAATTCAGTCAACAAGATTCTCCCCCCCTTAGTCCCCCCAATTTCCGAGTGCTTGATAACCCCCGACGGCTTCGATGACACCAGCCCACAGGGCGACGGAAGTGAAAATATGAATGCAAAAACCGTGAATGCAACGACAAAAACGACGAACGAGAAGCCTGAGGCCAAGAGATTGAGCCCTAAGGAGTGGAAGAAGGCCATGGAAGAAAAGTCCACCCAACTCATCTGGGACCGAGTGGTGGCCCCGATGCTTGAAGGGGACCTTCCCTCATGGAGCAAACCGTGGAAGGCGCAATACACCGTGTTTGGCAGCACCCAGACTCGGAAGGTGGACCTAGACCCCAACAGGCCATTCTGTGTTGACCATGATTCAGCAGCCCATTGTGTTGGATACCGTGGCTTCAATCGGTCCATGCTGGGCCTGTTTGCTGGCGAGAGTGCCATCCCGGCATTCGGCACAGCGAAGCAGTGGGTGAAGGTGGCAAAGCGCATCGCCAAGATGAAGGGCGAATCCACCAAGGACATGCCACTGGTCATCCCTGATGAGAACCAATCGATGTGCATTCCTCTGATGAGGCCACAGGAGAACAAGAACGTGTTTCTGGGCAGGTACGAGATCATGGGGAAGGACGGGAAGCCCATCATGGTCAAGTGCAAGAAAACAGGAGAGATGAAGCCCAAGACCAAGGCACGATTCGGCATCAACTGGGGCGTCTGGAACTTCTTTGTGGTGTTCCCCTTTGAGGCTACCAACCTTGACCTGAATGATGTGATGAACTGCATCAAGTGGGAGAAGAAGGAGCAGGAGGAATTCGTCCCTGAGACTATCCTCAGGATGGACGAACTCATCAGGAGATGCGATGACCTTGAGAGCCTTGAGGGAGCCCAAGAACTGGCCCAGAAGATGCTGGCTCATGTGGCTCTGGCAGGTGGCCTGAAGCATGGAGGAGACAGGGCGTACTACACGCCGATGGCCGATGCAATCCAGATGCCTAAGGCAGAGGATTTCAAGGGCAGCGACAACGCCCAGAAGTTGGCCCGATATGCCCACACTCTGTGCCATGAATTCAGCCATGCCACGGGCCACCACAGCAGGCTCCGCCGTGACCTGTTGAACGGCAAGAGCAGCGAGAAGTATGCAAGGGAGGAACTGGTGGCCGAGATATCAGCGGTCATTTGCTGTGCCTCCTTAGGGATTGAAACCGAGGGGCCACAACATGCCACATACCTCAAGGGCTGGGCCAACAGGGTGGTCGGACCATCCCTTAGGGCTGAGAATGAGAATGCATGGAAGGAGGCTTGCTGGAAGGTCATGAGAGACGCCCAATCCGCTGCGGAGTGGGTGGCATACGGAACCATCCCAGAGGGCATCCAGAGACGCCTCAATGCCGAGGCAGCAGCCAAGGCCAAGGGGGAGGAAGTAGCCGTCCCAGACGCCGCAGGAAACGCCCCAGAGGTATCCTACGACAACCCATTGGAGGTGGTCGCTTGAACAACACAAACAACAACCAAGGAAGTGAGAAAATGAATGGAAACAATGAGATGAAAACAACGACGAAAACGACGACTGAGAAGCCAGTTATGATCTGGATTTGCTATGAGACATCTGGCGGCATACCTGAGGTTATGCTGGCAGGGGACGAGGCAGCAGCCCGGCAATGGTGGAAGTGGAACGTGGAGGACCGCTTCGATGAGGAGCCATGCCAATACAACGATGGCATCACGGCACTGACTTCATGGGACGAGGGCCATGGTTTCTATGGCTCCAGCGAGGGCACAGAGTATCGCATTGCTGTCATGCCCTTCACCAAGGGGGTGGCTGCTTGAAGACCAACATCCTGATTGAGATTGGAAGCCCATCTGGCAGCACCACGGAATTCTACAACAGGAGCGTCGAGTTGGCTATCCCTAAGGAGTTGGTTCAGGACTTCGTGGACACCATCATCGAATACGCCGGTACTGAGGCCAAGGAGGACCATTGGCAGGTGGAGGTACAGAAGCACGAATGGAAGCCCTCAGGATGGCGTGTATCGGGCAGGAAACCGACAGCCCATGAGTGGGAGTGCATCCACTGTGGGGAGGTGGTCGAGGACGGCCACAAGGCTCCCTCGGAATACTGTGAGGAGGCGGTCTATTGAGTGGCTACATGAGCGATGTTCTGGTCTGGAAAATCAGGGATGAACTGGACCCTCCATACCCCGGCTATGTGATGTTCTCATCGAGCGGAGCGGAGGAAAATATCGATCATCTGGTCGAGTATTGCGACCTTGACCCTAAGGACATCGAGGAGATGGAGTATGGGGAGCAGGATACGGTCTGGATACCCCTTGAGGAGATGAAGCATGTTGACCCGAAGGAGTACGAGAGAATCATGTCCCTAAGGAGGGATGCCTGAATGAGTGCCCCAGAGCATTACCTGAGCCAACCGTATTGGCATGACCATCCATGGGACTACGAGGCCATGGGCCACAAGCCCGATGGAGTCAGGCCATGTCAAGCCTGCTCCAAGCCAATCGACAGTGGTTGGGTGACGGAGTGTGGCAACGGTCCTTGGTGTTCCCCAGAGTGCATGGGATGGGACGACAGGAACGTCATGGAGGAGGACTTGGAGGTCATCGGAGATAGCCTCTATTTCACCGAGTGGGTCGAGTCAAACGACAGCCCGGAGTGGAGGGCCGAGCAGAGGGCCTACTACCAAGACGAATGGGACGATCTGGGAGAGGAGGTGGTCGCTTGAGTTGTAAGATTGTGATCCCCAATGGTGATGACATCCCATGGCAGGTCATGGAGTTGATGGACAAAATGGGCGTCGAGTATTGGGTTGTCGAGACGGAGGTGGGCGCATGAAGAGGTTCCCAAAGTCGAAGGCCAAGATACAGGCACTGAACATCTGTATTCACCAATACACATGGGTGGCAGGTTGTGGTGCAGAGTGGGCCATATCAGAGGGGACTGATACATTCGGTGCGCCTATCATTTGCACAGTGGATGATATCGATTGGGCCATGGAATACCTAGACGAGAGATGCCAGAAGGTGACAGCATGAATCAGAGCCAGATTAGGACCCTCCTTAGGGGGAATGGGGCCATCAGCACCAAGGAGGCATTCTATCCAGAGGATGGGCTGGCCCTGAAGCACCCTAGATACATCACATACCAACTCGGACAGTGCTGTGTCAGGAATGCTGAGATGAAAAGCAGGTCGGCGCACTACTGCCGATCATGCGGCATGAGCCGGAGACTGGCTCACAGGATGATGGCTGAAGGTGTCGTGTTCCTTCAGTCGGAGATTATCTCCATCGGTGGGGTGGAGATTTGAACACGGAAAACAACAAACAAGGAAGTGAAAAAATGAATGAAAACAACGATATGAAAACAACGCAAAGAACGATGAACGACAAACACGAAGGCCGAGAAGCATTGAGACAATATCTCTCTAGTGCTAAGTTCGATCTTCGTATGAAGCCCCATTTTGAAACATACGTGGACCTGCTCGCAGAGGTCAAGCGGCTGCGTAAGGAATTGAGCGAGGCAGAGGATGTCATTCAGATTGCTCTTGACCACACAAAGAATGACGATGACAGGAGATTGTTTGAGGACTTCTTGGAGGTGGTCGCTTGAGTCAGCCATACGGACAGGACTTCATCTACCTCCTGAATTATGCCAAGAGTATGGGCATCGAGCCCAGCCCGTCGAACGTGGGGCCCGGAGAGCCCTCTTCCCATGTCTTCTCAGAGGAGGAGGTGCTGAAGATGAGGGACGAGTTGGAGATGTGCCAAATGATCATCCAGCACTTCGACAATGAGTTCAGGAAGATGCACCAGAGCCTGAATCAGGCCCAGAAGAACATGGAGGAGATTGCCCGGTATCGGCTGTCTTGGATGGGGTTGCCATCGAATGGAGGAGGCCGAACGGCAATGATGAGGAAATTGAAGGAGATGGTTGAATGAACATCAACATCCACCCAGCAGTCCCTGAGAAGGACTACATGGGCCACCAGTGGGCTCCGCAGCAGGTCGAGATACTGAACGACTTCGCCATGGACCTTGAGGCATGGGTCAAGGGGGAGACGGATGTAGGACCTCGCTTCGTCATCGAGGCCGTGGCAGGTTCTGGGAAGACCACCATCATCCGAGCCATGATCAAAATCGCAGCCCACATCGAGGCCAGCGGTTTAGGTCTTGACCGTCATGCCCTGAGAAGGGCTACATCGGGTGGCCTGAAGACCATCGCCACGGCCTTCAATGTCACCATAGCCACCACCCTAAGGGATGTGCTGATAGAGGCCCAGAAGAACGGCTTCAAGGGGGCCACGACCATTGGCTCCCAGAAGGCCAACAACACCGTCAATGGGCTGGGATACCGCATCCTTAGGGAGCAGGCCAAGAGGATGGGCGTGGCGCTGTCCATACAGGGCTCTGTCCCCAAGTATCGGGCTCTGAGCAGGATTGCCTTCGCAGAGTGGCTCAACAATCTGGGGCCAGAGGATACCAAGGCCCTGTTCAACAAGATCGTCCGTGTTCAGGCTGATGCAGGGGTCAAGACCAACCATAGGAGAACGTGGTTTGCTATCTCCAATTCCGTGGAGGATGCGGCCAGCATCCTGATGGATGAGGGATTCAATCCAAGGAACTTCAAACTGGACAAGGAGGCCATGGAGGAGGTCTTCAAGAAGGTCGGCGCTGTGAGAGGTGTTCGTGAACTCCTTGGATGGGAATTGGGATCGAATGCCTTCCTTCACATGGTTCACAGGGTGATGCTTCTGGGGAAGACCAGAGCCTTCGACACCAAGTCGATTTACCCTGTCGATTCCCATGGGAAGATGGCGACTGACTTCCTGTGTCCAAGACCGATTGACCATCCAAGGAGCAGGTTCTTCCCCGATGCAGGTAAGTTCGACACCGGACTGTACGCCTTCTGGAAAATAGCCGGAGAGGACCGTTTCAAGGCCTTCGACGGTCTTCAGGCCCTATGGCCCCCCAACGGTAAGAAGGACGCCAGAGGCAGCGTTGAGAAGCCCAAAGCAAAGGGTGTCCCAGAGGACGCCCGGTGCTGGGTTCTATCTGATGGCGACACATGGGTGGTGGCCTTCAATGGTGGGCAAAATGCAACCAAGAGGATCGAGGGGAAACCAGCGTGGAAGTGGGTTCGCAGCACAGGGCAGGTCGGTTCAGGGGGCATGGAGCATCGAGTCAAGCCCAACCAGAGGCTTCTGGATGGACTCACTGAGGCATTCGGGTCCAAGTTCTTCAACGGGACTGACGACGCCTCCTTAGAGGGGGAGACAGAGGCAGCGCCCATCAACGGCACTTGCACTGTGTCCTTCAGCGACCAGATATGGCTCCCTGTGGTCATGGACCTCAGGCTTGAGGACGCCATGGACGTTGCCTTCATCGATGAGGTGCAGGACCTGTCCTTCAGCAAGGCCGATCTAGTCCGACGTGCTGTCTCTGAGAACGGTGCATTCGTCATCGTCGGTGACAGGCGGCAGAGCCTGTACGCCTTCGCCGGGGCCAGAGCCAACAGCATGGATGAGAATGCCAGAGCCATAGGGGCCAAGGCATACCCTCTGACGACCTGCTACCGTGGAACCCATAACGTGGCGGCTTCGGCCCGACGTGCCATGGCATCGGCTGTCAGAGCCATCGAAGGGACACGTCCTGATCTGAAGGCCCCTGACTACCAGAGCCACCAGAGCCCGGACATCGAGACATGGGAGGAAGGCCCTAAGGAGATGACCATCGGGTTCGACCAGATAGTCGAGACGGTGAAAGGGATACGCAGCCTTGATTCAGGTCATGACGGCATGTCCGTCATATCGAGGATAGCGGCTCCTCTGGGGACCGTCATCAAGAGCCTCCTTAGGGAGGGGATACCAGTGTCCACGCCAGCCATCAACAAGTTCGACAAGGACATCCTGAAGATGCTGAAGGCTCCCCTTCCAAGGGACTTCGGCAAGCCGACCAAGGCTTCACCCGGATTCGGGATAGGGGAGAACAATTCGCTCTATCCCAGAACGATGCGGAGACTTGCTGCCCAACTCAGGGAGTACCTGTTGTTGCAGGCCACGCAGAGGGCTGGTGGAGACATGACGCAGGCCAAGAGAGATCAGAGATACAACGACGAGTGTGACATGCTGTCATTCACCATGAACCTGCTAGAGACGTTCTGGGAGCAGAACGACGAGGATGTCAAGGAGATAACGGAATTCGCTGCTTGGATGAAGGAGGTTCTGTTCTCCAAGGATGCCAACGCCGTCCACGTCGCAACGGTCCACCGATACAAAGGAGAGCAGGCAGACAGGGTGTTCATCATCAGGTCGATGCCAGCCAAGAACGACAAGGGCGAGGACTATGACAGGGACTGCTTCCTGCTGAAGTTCGCCATCGAGAGCCACAGCACCAACGCCATCCAAGAGATGAATGCCCTGTACGTCGCAGCGACGAGGGCCAAGCGGCAGAACATCTGGGTCAGGGCGACATTGGAAGATGACGATTCGGAGGACCTGATGGAGATCATCATGGACTGTGAGAACGGAGATACCGAATCCGAGCCTCTGGAGGCCCCTCAGAGCCACGCAAATGGTTCTGATGGGGTATCGGAGCCTGAGAGCAAAGAAGGCGCTCAGATTGGCTCTATCGTGATCCCTGATGGTGTCATCACTGGAAGGTGCGCTAACTGCGGTGAATTCAGCAACCCTGACTTCAACGACGGTGAGGGTGTCGTCGGGACTCCAATCGGGCCGAGGGCGTTTTGCACTGAGAAGTGCTGGGCCCAATTCACCGGGAACCCTGTCAAACCAGAGGGATACTACGGCTTCCTTAGGGGGGTGGGTGCTTGAGCAGAGGCATCTGTGACGACGGCATCGCCTGTGAGCAGGATCATCCAACGACGCTCAATGAGTATGGGTGCTGCCCTCTTTGCGAGGAGCAGCGCAACTACGAGAACGACAAGTTCCCATTGGGGGTGGGCGCTTGAGCCATCCCCTCTGGGTCCAAGTGGCGCTAGACGTTCTGGAGATGGACGCCCTCCCTAAGGAGCCCCCGGTGGAGGGGGGGCTGTGTGGGGCGTGTGGCTGGGATAGCCGATGCACCCATGACGGCCTCCTTAGGGAGAGGTCCAACGGCAGTCACAGATGCAGCGGCTGTGGGCTCCTGACCCATGGCGGCGCTCTGGCTGGGGAGGAGTCCTGCCCAGAGTGCGGGAGGATCGCCAAGCCACTGGAGAGAGGCTATATTCTGAGCCATGGTTCGCTGGGTCCCAAGGAGGAGTCCGAATGAACATCTTCATGACCGACCTAGACCCATACCTTAGCGCCATAGCCCTCCCAGACAAGTTGTGCGTCAAGATGGCGCTGGAGACGACCCAGATAGCATCCACGGTGCAGCACATCCATGGGACGCCTGAGGACATCCTCAGGGAGGCTGGGGTGATCACCACCATGGGGACGGTGTATCGCCCGACCCATGCCAAGCATCCCTCGGTCCTCTGGGCGGCATCATCCAGAGATGCCTATGAGTGGACCGTCAGGCATGGCCTGTTCATCGCCAAGGAATACACATACAGGTTCGGCAGGACCCATGCCTGCCATTCCGTCTTATGGGGTCTGAACGGACTCAAGGACAGGATACCCGAAGCCCGGATGCTGCCTGTGCCTATGGCGATGCCGGACGAATACAAGAGGGACGATCCGACAGAGGCATACAGGATTTACATGAACGAGGCCAAGAGATACTATGCCAAGTGGACTCGCAGGCCACCACCAGACTGGTGGGTTTCCTTCGATGAGGTCGATGAGGCTGTTGAGGAGGTCATGGCGTGAAGGACAGCAGGCCAAGGCTCCTAAGGAAGGTCGAGGACCCGATGTTCATCCTCTGGGAATACGAGGTGGCATGATGGGATCGAGATACGTCAACATAACCAAGGAGGAGATGGACAGGTTCCTCATCGATGCTCAGGGCTTTGAGGAGATGGACTTCCCATATGCGGAGGTCGTCTATCAGAGGCCAGCGAAGAGGGAAGGGACCTTCATCAGGATATACTCGTCCATCCACAAGGGAGGCAGAGCGAGGAGATCAGGGCAGGACGCCATAAGGACGGTCATGCTCTCCAAGGATGGCTCTGAGATGAACCACAGCCCAGATGGCTACAAGGGCATCAAGAAATACAAGCGAGTTCACCGAACCAAGAACTGGAGATTGAATCTCCTTAGTAGGTATGATTCTGACCTCTGATAGGGTCAGATGAGGGAGAGAGGATATAATCGAATCATCATTCAGGATCAGCCATGACCATGATGGCAGGGCCGAACGGACAACCGATTTTCATACTAAGAGATGGCACAGAGCGAACGACAGGAAGGACGGCGCAGCACAACAACATAGCCGCTGCGATGGCCGTCGCAGATGCAGTGAGGACCACATTAGGTCCCATGGGCATGGACAAACTTCTGGTGTCGGGAGGTGGGGAGAACGTCCTCATCACTAACGACGGTGCGACCATCCTTAGGGAGATCGACATAGACCATCCAACGGCCAAGTTGGTGATCGAGGTATCCAAGAACCAAGAGGAGAAGTGCTTCGATGGCACGACATCCGCCGTGGTCATTGCTGGGGAGTTGCTCAAGGAGGCGGAGGGGCTCCTCCAGCAGCAGATACACCCGACCATCATAGCCAGAGGATACAGGATGGCCTCACAGGAGGCTCTCAAGGAGTTGGAGAACCTCGGATGGGGTCCAACAGGGGATGACTTCTTCGGCGTGGCACACACAGCCCTGACGGGCAAATCCGCTGAAGCCGCCATCGAGGTGATCTCCAAGATGTGCGTTGAGGCTGTCGGCATGACGGCAGATGGCGAAGCATTCGACATGGACAACGTGAAGGTCCTATCCTTTGAGGGAGGAGCGTATGATGAGTCAGCCCTCCTTCCCGGTGTTCTGGTCGAGAAGGAGAAACTCCACTCCACCATGCCTATGGAGATAGAGAAGGCGGACATCCTCCTCCTCATGTCAGCCATAGAGGTGAAGAAGACCAAGACCGACATGCAGTTCAACGTCAATGATCCAGCGCAGGTCGAGAAGTTCCTCGCACAGGAGGAGAAGGCCATCAGGGAGATGGTTGACAGCATCATAGAGTCCGGTGCTAACGTCGTGGTGTGCAACAAGGACGTGGATGATCTCGCAGCGCACTACCTCGCCAAGGCTGGCATCTATTGCATCAAGAGGGTGAAGAAGTCGGACATGGAGTCTCTCCATCGACTGACAGGAGCCTCTCTCGTCAATGACGACATAAGCATGGACGCTCTTGGATCATGCTCCCTTAAGGAGATCAAGTTCGGGGAGCATAGATGCACCTTGATCGAGAAGGACGGGGCGAAGACAGTCACAGCCATCCTTAGAGGATCGACAGGACACTCAGTCGATGAGATAGAGAGGGCATTCGATGATGCCCTTGGCGTCGTGGGACTGGCATTCAACGATGGGACTCTGGTCGCAGGTGGAGGAGCCATCCATGCGTGGTTGTCATACCATCTAAGGAAACTGGCAACCTCCAAGGGAGGCAGAGTGGGGATGGCGATAGAGGCATTCGCCAATGCCCTTGAGGTCATACCGAGAACGCTCGCAGAGAACGCCGGGCTTGATCCAGTGGACACCATCTTGGACCTGAGGAAGCATGAGTCATTCACCCATGGAGTCTCCACGGAGGACGGCATCGTGGACATGATAGACGAGGGCGTCATAGAGCCCCGCAGCGTCATCTCCAATGCCATCTCAGCAGCCACAGAGGCATCTGTGATGGTCCTAAGGATAGACGACGTGATCTCCATGAAGGGAGGAGCCCCACCAGCCCCTCCTCAAATGGGCATGTAATCTGACCTTTGCTTATAAGGACAGGCTCGCAGTCAATCGTTTTGTTCGGACAACATTGATATACCCACACCACTTCTGAGGTATGAGGACATGTTCCTCGGAGGTAAAAATATGAATGAGAAAACTGAGAACAAAACGACGAAAACGACGAATGCCAAACTGAAATTGACGGGCTTCCAGAGGATGTGCTTGGAACATGCCCTCGGAGTCGATTACGAATACGAGGAATATGAGGACAGAGGTCGCCTCACTGCCGAGCAATGTGAGGACGCCCACGATTGGATACACGGCAAGTTGATGGTCCCATGGATACCCGGACAAACCGAACCAGACTGGAAGCCGATAACAATCACCATACCCGCTGACATGATTGAGGCTGTATGGTATGTGTTGGACAATGCGCGTGATGCCAGCGTGATGCTGGCTGATGGCGAAATGTATCATAATATGCGATGCGATGATTACACAACGGGAGACATATCTGAGGAGTTGGCAGACAGCATCATAGACAGGACGAGTTATGCAATCTGGGTTAAACTCAATGCGCTCAAGGAGTTGATTTGAATGGGGGATGAATATTTCGTAATACCCAATGCGTGGTCTTCCACTGGTGACGGCGGCGCTCCGGGCAGGACGGCTCACATTATGAGAAAGCCAATGAACAGTGAATACGATCTTTCGTTTGATGGGTACTATGCCACTCTATGCAAACCACATGCTTGGTGCGCTACTAACTGGCTTGCGAGTAAGACGAACGAGAGATACCCTATATGCCAGCGGTGCTTGAGGAAATGGAAGCGAATGGGTGGAGAGATTGTCGATGGCGCCTTGAAGATGGAGGTGGCCTGAATGAGCAGGAAGGTCGTGGAATATAGGATTCATTGGGGTAGCGAAGGAGACTCACACGACATTGAGTTTGTCGAGGGTAAGAACTGGCGATATGCGAAAGAGGTCGTTAGGCAGTGTGAAGATGGGGCGATCCCATATTGCGATGTCACGAAATTGAGCATTCAATGGATAGAGAGAGTCGTGGATACTTGGTGCGAATTTGAGTGTAGCATCATTGACTCCGAGTATGATATTCTATGGGAACAGGAGGAATCAGAATGAGTGACAGGATAGTCAGCATCACGCATGGCGAGTACGAGATAATGAGTCTCATTCAGGACACCATCGATCTGAGCGAGTTGAAGGAGAGCATGTGCAACGACAGGGTGAGCAGAGACAGGTTCGATAAGGCCGCTAAGAGTGTCGCCGTCCTGATTGACAACATGATGAGCAGGCGTACACACAGATTGCCTAAGGGACATCGTGACTACAAGGAGAGAGAGGCATGAAGGTATTCCGACATGCCGTTGTTGGCAACAGGAACCTGTGCGGTGCGCCGAGGAAATCAATGCCTGAGAGATACATGTCGAGTGAGAGGTATCTGCATGAGGTCAAGGCATGTCCCAAGTGCAAGGAGATGGACCCTGAACTGAAGGGCTTCGATGAACTGCTGAAGCAGCAGCCAGTGGTGTTGCAGCAGCCAGTCGTGAAACCAGCCGTTGTGCATGTCAACACCACCCTATACCTGCGTGACTACCTGACAGGGAGGGATTCCCAATGAGCAGCACACTATGCCTGCTGTGTGGCATCATCGAGATAACGACTCCTAAGGAGGGGCGTCGTCGGGTGGGTGGCGTCTGGATCGACAACGTGTTCTATGAGCCTGATCAGATATGCACCGAGTGCATGGGCAAACACATTGCCTCGGTCATCAACAGGAGGTGGTCAAATGAGTCCTAAGGGAGATACATCGAACAATCCGGCATTGGAGTATGTAAGGATGGTAATGAGGAGGTTGAAAGAGAGAGACTATAACCCCCGACCTCCACGGACGGATGCCCAGAGTGGGCAGGATATGATAGATATGAATGAGAAAACACCAAGAAAACAAAACAAAAAATGGACGAAAATGGAAGACAGGAAACTGCTCGCTATGGCGGAGAAGAGAGTGAAAAGGTCGGAGAGGGCAAAGGTTCTGAAAAGATCCGTGATGGCTTGTGACCAGAGGCTGTTCAACCTCAGGCAGGCAAGCGGGACGAATCCACTCAAGACGAATGGGGTCAAGAGGACCGCTGCCATCAACAAGGTTATTCCAGCCTCAGATGATGAAATGGTCAAGATGCTGAAGTCGATGGAGGAGATATTCAAGCAGAACACTCGTCAGAGGGCTGTGATACAGGCCACCATCGACAAGATGGAGAATATATTGGTCAATCTAAAGAGGTCTTTGGAATGAGTAAGAAAAGAATCAAGGAAACCTTGAGCGATGCAGGCATCACTAGAGTCCCTGCCGATCTCGGACCGTCATTGAAGGCCCTCGCAGAAGTCTGTGAGGACATATACAAGGAGCAGATTGGAGATGCCATGTATCTCCCTGAGAGTGAGCGGAAAGAGGCAGGTAGTCTGGAGGAGGTCCACAAGACCGACATCGAGATACTCGTTGCAGGAAAGTCCCTGAGGCTCGTCAGAGACAACCCCGGAAAACCAGCCATCGTGATACCCTATGGCATGTCAGACAAGGTGACGACAGCAGCGATGCCATGGTCATGGGTTTGCTCCATGCTATACCAGTCATTGGTGACGGCATTCGGAGAGGAGGGATTCGTCCAAGACCTCTCCAAGTGGATTAACGATGAGATCAACAAGGCGACCAAGACTGACAATGGCAGAATCAAGATAGAGACATCCAAACTGCCATCACCCAAGAATGCGATAGCAGTGTCAGAGTTCCTTGAGTCCCTCAAGAGGACATCAGTCAGCAAATCAAGAGGATCAACGAGGATAAACCTCGCTGTTTCCGTCAACGACGCACGACAATCAGGGGGTAGAGCCCCTTCGATTGAAGATATCGTGGCAAATACGACTCCAGAACCGACAAGGGGTGATGGCGATATCGAGGTTTCTCATATCCCCTCACTTCCAAACAACACGTCGTCACCCAGCACAGAAGTGAGTATGGCTACGCGCAACAGTGCCTCGGAGACGGAGGGAACGGGAGATGGAGGGGAATCATTCACTCCTCCATCTTCCACCCTAAGGGAAGACATAGACAGCATGATCATGGGTGTCTTCACAGGAGAGCCACTGTCCATAGGGCAGATACGAAAGAGGATGCCAGAGAGCGTCTCAGAGGTCATCTGGAGGAGCCATCTGGATGGACTGGTCAATCAGGGCGTCGTCACCAAGGAGGGCGTCAGGAGATCCACCAAGTACACCCTTAGCGTGGAGGTGGCCGCATGAATAGTGAATCGGGCCAGCCAGAACAGGAGATATGGTATGCAGTCCATATGAGGGAGCCACCGTATGTGAAAATCATTGAGGAGATGGTCAACCCCTCCTTAGAGGAATTACAAGAGGCCGTTAAGGGGTCGTCGCCTAGAGGGATGATTGAGAGAGTCCCCAACAAAGTCGGGTTTGAGGTATATTGCCATGAGGAGGGACTGATGTGGCAATTGCCACAGAATAACCTATTCGGATCGATGGTCGGATGGAGAAACATGGACACCATTTTTCACATGACCATGTTCCCCAATCTAGGAACCATAGTCATCAAGGACAATGATGCCCTAAGGAAATGGGATAGCGGGATACTCTACAACGATCTAGTCAGGATAGCAAAGTGGGGGAAGACTCAGTGTAAGGTATGTGGATCAGGAAGGGATGCCGAAGAGATAGAGAACGAACACCTTCACAACAACTGCAAAGTGTGTGACAGCAAAATCAGGGGGGAGGAGGAATGACCGGGCCTAGAAAGGAGGCTATCAAGGACTTCTGTGTCAGGAAGATACATGAGAACGGGCCATTGAACATCCACTCCATCTATGATCTCATGATTGATTCATTGGGGACGAGGATACCATCAAGGAGAGTCGTCTCTGGGTGGCTATCGACGGATACCAGATTGAGGAAGGACAACGCGCTCAACGTATGGACGCTTAGAGACAGGTCGAGAATGATGCGTCACAGGTGGGATAGAAGATGACTTCCAAGATCATTGAGAATTGCAGGATGTGCGGTCTGAAGCGTATCATGTGGGGAAGCCATGATGGATCTCTATACTGCAAGCAGTGCTTTGAGAACAGGGGCAAGATGGAGTTGTCGAAATGAGTGAGACTGATTGGGACATGCTTGATTACGGCAACTTAGATCACATGAGCAGACATGAACTGGAGGACGCGGTGCGTGAATCATGGGCTGTCATTGAGAAGTTGCGAAGGTATGAGCAAGACCACAAAGAACTGTGCGACATCATTCTTAACTTCTCACCACAAGATTCCGAAGAGGATGATGACATCCATGAACAATGGCTGGAATCAGTATCACAAGGCTACATGGGTAGTGTCTATGACTATGTAATGATGAAGCGAGAGGAGGCGATTTGAATGAGATTCAAAGTCGGTGACATACTCATCAACAAGCATACAGGTGATTCCGTTAAGGTAATCAAATACGAACCTGAGTGGGCCATTCCCGTCTATGAGGTCGAGGACATCGATAGTGGCCGTGTTGGTAGGTTCAATCAGAAATACACCCGGCATTGGGACCTTGTAATGACTAATGGAGGGGAGGATGAATGATTCGATGTTCCCATGTCGAGAATGGCATCCAATGTAGCGAGAGTGCGATTGAATTGTATAAATACAAATCTATGAACTACGCCGATTATAAAATGCAAGAGCGTACAGTCATGAGCAAATACTGCTTTGAACATCATTGTGAACATCACTTCGGTCCATCTGAAACACTATCCTCATATTGTGCAGAATGCCCTGAAGATGCCGAGCCGATGATTGTAATGAACAAAAGATTGGAGTTATTGCACAGAATGGAAGAGGGGATGTGGGGCGACCCTAAAGGAGATGGCGACATATCATCCGATCATGGATACTGTTGTCCCGAACATGGTGGTAGCAAAGACCAATGGGCAAAATATGCATCACGTAAATCTATCACTTTTGTAAGGAGTGATTGCAGATGAGCAGTAAAAGTGACAAGACATACCAAGTCGGTCCCAAGGATGTCACCTTCAACAAGCGTCCTAAGGGAAGGGATGCGAAGCAGGTATGGGTATGGGCGTCTCAGGTGTTCGGGGCTCCCCCCGGATGGATGAGGATGATACCAGCCCAGACATCATTCAATGGCAAGACTACTAAGACTACCAAGTGGCTTTTGGCTAGGGACGCTGACGATGAGAAGGCGGAGATAGAGATCAATGCCACGGCCAAGAAGGCAGCATCCATGCTGTATGATATGGCATGTGAGATACAGAGGGAACGAAGTGATTGAGATACCAAAGGCTCCTAAGGTTCCTATCTTCATAGGGGTTGCCAGATGGGCAGAGGTCTTGCTCATGGTCAATCCAACAGGAGATGTTCCATTGAAGTCGGATGTTTCAGGAACCGAAGATGGTATGGCATGGGACAAGAGAAACCCACTCATCATATTCCCCATGCTTGACCCTCCCATTGGATTGGGGGCTAGGGCTCATCCCATGCTTGCTTATGATCCTGTATCAGGAAGGAGAGGATGGGTATGCGTCTCGCTGTTCAAGGACAAGACGCTGCTAAATGTGTCTCCCTTATCCGAAGACCCAGATGACGAGTCTCTCCTTAGAGAGATAACGGATCATTTCGCAGCGTCTAATTGGGATGCTATTCCCGGTATGATAGACATCGACAATATATCCAGACTGATACCAGAAGACATGAAGCAAAGGAAGTCAGTCCAATCAGGATTCGATCCGTTGGCATCGGTATGGTGGGCAGGAGAGTCCTGTGATGCCTGTGGAGCCCCTACATTGGATAGGGAGGACGATGATCCATGCCCTGTATGTGGAGAACCCAAGGTGTTCAAGAAGCAGCCTGAGGTTGACATGAGTGATGATGGCTCATTCGGCCTTGGTGATGAGTGGATATAGAGAGAGGATATATCCTATTCCAGTGTGGAAGACAACCATGGCAGACGCAAGAGGAATGGCAATAGCCATTGAGAGGAGATACAGGATGCTCTCCAATCCATGGAGAGAGATCATCGCAGAGATAAGGGCAGAGCGCGGATCGCTTCTGGCTTCAGCAGAATTCTCAGACCTAGTTGGCGTCGAGAGATCAGATGCCCTTGATGCTCTTGACTCTCGCCTAAGGACAGCAGAGGATTGGGTTAGAAGATACGAGGATGAGAGGCATCAGCATCCATTCCTAGTGAGGAGATGGCTGAAGTCCCTATCCACCATGACTGATGATGAGTTGGAGGGCAACGCATGAGTATTGAGAACGATGAGATAGTTCTGCATACATACTGCAACGATTGTGGCAGTAAGATGCGTCCATCAAAGACTAGAAAGAATCTCGCAACAGGAGAGGTATTGCCGACTCTTGAGTGTGCCATGTGCAGAAAGTGGGTGTTTGAATGAGTATGGAGATAACAGAGGAACAAGTGCATTGGGCTTACAGGCTGTTCAACAGCCTCGCCCCACATGGAAGATGGACGCTGCCCGGAGTGGGAGTGTATGAGAGGACAGGAGACAGGACACTCACCTTCGTTGAGATGTTCACCAGTAAGCCAAGGCCGGATGCCATGGTGTCGATATGGGATCAGCACGACTTCATCGTCGCCCTTGCCAACTCCTTGGATTGGGAGGTGCAGGTCAACATCGTGTCAGCGTATGACATAGACCACAACCCCCTGAACATACCAGAGGATAGGATAGGGGAAGTTGCCGTATGCTCCAAGAAGTGCGGGACCATCGTTCGCATCGAGCCTCCTGAACCGGGCGTCGTCCTCCATAAGATAGAGAGCAAGAAGTGTCCGATATGCGATAAGGTTGGATTCACTAAGGAATGGGATGGGCTCCATGTCTATGTCGATTCCAGAGGTGCTGCTCTGCGGCAGGAGAGAGAGATGGACAGGAGAGAGGAGGAATGAGCAAATCACATAACTTCAACAACGAAGTTCACCATGTGCTGGAACCCACGCTCCATATGGGCGAGGAAATTCACATCATGACCACAAATGCCTATGCTGATCGTGTTATGAACATAAGGATGAATAGAGTAGTGCCGTCGAGAACGGGCTATGTTGGATACACCAAGGTCGGGTTCTTCATTACGAGGGATGAAGCCATCAAACTTAGAGACGCGCTTTCAACGATCATTGATGATGATGATGCATGGATGGTAGTGGAGGGGGACACGATAGATGGAGACTCCTGATTGGACTGACTTGTCGGGTTTCACTAAGCAGCACTATGCAATCATCGACAAAGCCTGCGTCATCATAGCATCTGATCCAGAGCCTGTCGCCAAGTTGGCTAAGGACATCTGGACTGCATCTAGGAAGGTAGCAAACAGGACTCCTATGTCGTTATGCTTCGATTGCGTCTATATCGCTGCGAATGCACTAGGAGTTCCAGCCTCCAAGTCATTCGTTAAATTCGTCTCCAACAAGGTCGTTGGTAAGAGCGTCACGCCCATGGTTTCCAACAAGGGCGCTAAGGGAGACAGGTGGTTCATCAGCAAGGAGGGCAAAGACGCCATCATGGATGTCATCGATGACGAGGATATCTATGAGGACCTATTCAAGGAATGGTTGTGATGCTGCCATTCAGATCATTGGCAGAGTCATGGAGGATACTCTCCAATAACAGACTCAGAAAAAGAAGCGAAGTCATATGCGGAAACATCCTTGCTTGTAGGGATCCATATGTCGCAGTATCCTTTCTGTATCCTGTTGATGGTCGAAAGAGATTGTCGGATGAGGACTTCAGAGAGATCTTCTTTCTCCTGACTGACGCATACCCAGAGGAGGTGTATGATGACCCAGACCCGATACATCTCCTCTCCACGCTCTCAGAATCCGAATTGACTCAGATCGACTCCGCCTCAGTCATGAGGAGGATAGACATGATCTTGGATGCAGAGGACAATGAGAGTAGGGCGGACATGCTGCGACCATGCTTCGATAGAATATCTAGGATTGATATGTTCGCTGTGCTAATGAGGTTGAGCGTGAGGGGATCTCCTGTGACGAGGAGGGATGTGATGCAGGCGATGTCCAAAGCATACGACCAACCATTCCATCAAATCAGAACATCCGTCAACCTGTTCGGTATGGAGAACACCCTCAACACACTATCCTTAGGGTCATTTGACTATTCGACCATAAGACCGCTCCTTGGTAGCCCCTTGGTAATACCATCTCCATCCATGGTCACATCAATCGGGGATGTCAAGTTCGGCAAGTGTTTCGCGGAATCCTTGGAGGGCGTGTATGTCACATTGCACAACTCTCCTGCTGGCGTCAAGGTGTTCGACGTGGGTGGGGTGGAGATCGAGGATGTGGATTGGGCGGAGGGATGGGTGTCGATAGCCTCGGTCCCCTATGGCATATTCCTGTGCGACTATGCGGAGAATAGGGATAATCCCATGATGATGGTCGATTGGCTGTCCCCAGATGACCCATCATGGACGTTCTTCAGGCGTCGTAAGAGCATGGAGTCCATGCCGCCGTGGGCGCTGAAGCCGATGCAAGTCCTTGATGGACCTCATCTCTCCGATGGCTATGCAGCCATGGGACAGCCATACCTGCTAAGGAACAGCGCATCCATCCTATCATATGAGAACACCATGCAAGAAGTCGTTCTGGTAGTGCCAGAGAGTCCCACAGAGCGTATCCTTAGAGTCATGAGCGGCAGAGTGGTCCCATCCACTACTGGAGGTCCTCCTCGGCTTCTATGGGCTCTTGGAGCGAGGGATGGATTCGATTACCTCAAAGTGGCTGAGTGCGAGTCCCCATTCGATTTCAATCACTATTGCGCCCCATACAAGAGACAAGATGGCGAGGCCATCAAGGTCGAGACGCCGTTGTTCGTCAAGGCCAGCATCACGTCATCTGGATGGGGTGACATAGGTCCGTATGCCGATGCCGCCATCACAGGGCTCGCACCATCGGCTGGGATCAATGACTGCTTGGGTGCGGAGGAGTTGGGCTATGCCGATCTTGACTGAGGAGGATAGACACCTCGTTGCCCTCGCCTCCTCCCTTAGGGCTGGCGTGAGATGCGAGAGAAGCAAATCGAAGCCATCTGGATATCTCATCAGGACTGAGATATGGTTTCCCAATGGAGCGTATCATAGAGTCAGGGATACCGCTGGAAAGGCTATCGAATCCAAAGGATTGCCATTCAGAAGAAGATACACAAAACCTGAGGAGATATCATCCATACTCATGATGATAGAGGGGTTAGAAACGATCAATACCGATCCGAAGGGAATCATGACGGCCCGTGAGTTTAATGGTCGGATATCCAACCCAAAGTCATATCAAGACGTTATGAAGACGATAACCATGCTGGATGAATTCCACTGCTCAATCAATAAGAATTGAGAGAGGTTATATGTCAATCAAGTAGTCGTCTCAACCCAAGAATAGTTGGTGATCAAAAGATGACATCGAATGAACAACAAATAGATCGAATAATGAATGCAACAGGGTGGAGCAATGAGGAGTTCACACAGAAGTTCTCTGAGTTCGTCGCAGAGATGTATCCTGAATTATGGGAGGCTGCTGGCAAATCGACAGCAGGCCTAGATGAAGAGGACTTTGACACGTTCATGGCAGCGTTTGAAGTCACCACCATAAGAAGAGGCGGCGGTGGAAACGCTGGAAAGGGACCAGATTGGGTCGGCATGATCGTCGGCTACATCGGAACGAGGGACCTTATGGAGAAGCAGAGGACTGCTGTCATAGAGGCATCTGGAGACATATCCAGTCTCCTAAGATATGGCATCAGCACAGGCAATAAACCCGTTAGTGTTGGAAGGGTCGGCTGGAAAGATACGTCATGGACCGTCTATGACCACAGTGACAAGCCACTATTCCGACAGCAGGGCGTTGAGACTGAACCGCCTGAGTGGGCTATCCCCGGAAAGACAGGAGTATTGTTCGCTCTTATGGGTGCGAACGGGCCAAAGAAGGCATACTCGTTCAAGAGAGAATGGCTTGTAGTTGTGAATGAGAAGGACAAGTTCCTATCAGAAGGACCATTGCCACCTATGACATTAGAATGTTCATGGGATGCTGCTGAAGTCGATATCAGGATGAACGTGCCTGTTATGTTCAAGGCAGAGAAGGACACTGCATGGTATGACTCTCAAGTGCCTGTGCTGAAGGCAGGAAACATAGCGCCACAGTATGGTCTTGATTGGGTCGATGACAGCATCATGATGAAGGTGCAGGACATGTTCTCTCCTGAGCAGTTCCTGCCGCAGTTCGTCCCCTATGAGCCAGACCTATCCAAAGTGCATGAATACCATGATGAGAACCTCAGGCTAACCGATCAAGGCAGAGAAATCGGACCGACTTTCCTAATCAGGGGCGTTGTCGATTACCTTGACCATGATGGCAAGGAGAGAGAATACTCAGAAGGAGGGTATCAGCATTCATTGACTCTCATGAGCAACTCGCTAAGGAATGCAGATTCCAATGCGTCGATATGGATCGATGTCTCTAGGAAACTTGTCACCATGGGTGCATTCAACGTCGTCAAGAACAATGAGACGCATACCTATGCCAAAGGCTCACAGGTATTCGCAGTCGTTCAGACTAGATCATGGACAGACACTGTGGGAGACATAAGACTCTCATTCGCTGCCAAGAACGTATGGGCATCGCCCCTAAGATCAATCATTGCTGAAGATGTCCCTGAGGATGCTGGTGACATGGGTGACTTTGGCGGGTTCAGGGGGTGAAATGAATGGCTGGAACAGGATTCATTGACAATTGGGAGAAGGTTGACCCCAAAACAGGAAAGAAGGCAGACGGCACTTCTGCGCCTAAGCCACGTCCAAAGAAGCAGGAGGCCACAAAGAAGAACGTATGGGGCGAAGACATCGATCCTAATGCTCCGACTGTGCAACAGTTGAGAGAGGAGGAGGAAGCGATGATAAAAGAGGAGGAGAAGGCGAGGAAGGCCAAGGCCAAGGCCAAGGCCAAGGCACAGGTCCCCGTACCCGTTCCAAAGGATCTCAAGCAACCGAAACCAGCGGCTCCTAAAGCCGTCACGACCCCAGAAGCAGGAAATGTGGATTGGAACCCAATAGAGACAGAGATAGCCGCAGCAAGGGCATCGAAGGAATGGAAGGGCAACTACATCCTGATGGGCATAGCAGGTCCTCCAAAGAGTGGAAAGACGGGATCGATACTAGACAGCCTCACTGACAAGGAGATAGACAATGGCGCTGAGATATGGCATCTTGACTTCGACCTTGGTGGAGAGACGACCAAGGCTGCACATCACCCCGGAAACAACAACATCGTTGTTCTCAATCCATGGGTGTTGAACAAGAACAAGAGCAGAGTCCCGTATGACTTCCCAGCGACATACCAGAAGACCCTTGACTTCCTATTGGCTGCTGTCGATCAGGCAGACAGGCAGGCTGCATACTTCGCAGAGCATGGGGAGATGCCAAAACCATACCTGAAGACGATATGCTTTGATGGCGCTGACCACTGGCTGAACATCTGTGAGACGACCATGAAGGTCGATGACCTGAAGTTGGGTCCAGATGGCATCTCCGTGGCAGGAAAGGATGCCACGACCAAGATTGGCAGGTTCAACTGGAACATACGAAAGAACAGATACAACAGCGCACTGACGGTGTTGCAGGAATTGTGCAGGAGAGGTGTCCATTGCTACATCATCACGCACATGAAGCCTCAATACGACTCGACGGGCGCTGAGATCATCGGAGCAGGTAGCCCCCACTGGTTGAAGGACACAGAGGGATGGCTCCAGCAGACCGCCATCATCGAGGTCGATGAGGAGAGGGACGACAGAGGGGAGTTGACGGGCATCGTCAATTCCTATGCTGTGGTCACGCAGAACCGAACGAGCCTCAAGTCCCCCGGAAGAATACATCTCTTCAGGAAGGACAAGGATGGCGGCGAATGGTATGGCTGGCCCGGACTGAGGGATGGATCAATTGACCATCCTGACAACGTGATCCAAGAAGATTCTAAAAACTGATATGGGGTGTATTGATGAATGGCCGAATTGATGAAGATACGAGAGCCAAGGGCATATGATGTCCCCGGCAAGCCCGGTTTGAAGTCAACCTATGGTTGGCATCCCGGTATGCCTCCTGACATCATACTCAGGGTGTCCAAGACATCTCTTGGCACTGCTGGGTTCTGTGCCCAGCAGTATTTCCTGAAGTATCCCTTGGGGATAAAGGAGCCTGCCAATGACAACATGATTAGGGGATCCAACGTCCACGATGCGATAGAGGAGTTCTATCAGAACATGAATCTATCATACGCACTGTCTATGAGATCCTATGGATATGATGAGGTGAAGAAGTATTTCCTCACCCACATATCCGAGGACAAGGGATATGCATTGGGGGAGGAGGATCATCTCGTCAAGTATCTCGATGCCGAGGCAAAGAGGTTCATGACCGCCGAGGATGAATACTTCCTCCCCATCGGGAACGAGGTTTCCCTCGATGCTGTTGTTGAGATTGACGGTGTGCTTGTTCATCTTACAGGAATCGTTGACAGACTGTTTGCAGATGGAGATGGGATACCCCATGTCCATGAGTTGAAGACTGGAGTATGGAGTGGTAAGCCTAGAAAATGGGAACACATGAGGAAGGAGATGGCATACTATGTCTATCTCATCAAGAGATCCGAGCATGAGGTCCTTGGAGGACTCGATGTTGAATGGTGGGGGTGGGACCACACTGGTGCTGACGATATATTCAGACACATAGAAGCCGTGAGAGTCAAGGAGGTTTCATCGATGATGAAGTCCTTGAAGGACCTCGTTGGTATGCACAAGCAATACACTGGAAACAAGAACGGGGTCATGTTCCCCCTCAAGGACGAGGGGGCTGTGAAATACATATGCGAGCCATGGTGTGCAATCAAGGGATTCTGTCCCAGATACTATGAGGTTCTCAAACCATCTAATTTGAGACAGGAGGCCTTCTCTTGAGCCATCTCTTCGACCACTTCCCAAGAGAGGTCGATATGAGATTGAGGAAGGTTGTCAAAAGCATGGAAGAGTTGCAGAGTTATGTGTCCTCCATGAATGGTAAAGACAACCTGACGACGACTGTCTATGGCTTCAAGGAGTTGAAGCCCAACAAGACTAGATGTGAATATTCCACGGCCATCGTTCCCCACTTCGTCATCGATCTCGACAAAGGGAGGGCGAAGGAGATGATGGACATCGATGACTATGAGGCAGGGGAGAGATGCACCGTCGATACGCATAACCTCGTCAAGTACCTGAACGAAAATGACTTGCGTCATGCAACATGGTTCAGTGGAGGAGGCTACCACGTCTGGGTCATGTTAGACACCATCTATGATGTGTCTGCCATGGAGTTGAACGACTTACTCTTCTCCGGTAGGGCCATGCTGAACAAGTGGATCAAGGACATGGATCTCATCACTGTGGATCCTGTGGTTTCATTCAGGCCGGACAGGCACATAAGGATACCAAACACATTCAACTTCAAGAGGGGACTGTGGTCTATACCTGTGAACCAGAGCGACTTGGCCGCAGGATGGGATAGCATCACCAAGATGGCGACCAAGGCATCCAGCGGTATGAAGGTCAGTGGCACTAAGGGAGTCCACATAGACATCGTTCACCGGGATCCGGGCAACCCCTTCATACTCAACAACACAGCCATGAAATTCGATAGCGATGACATCACGATATCCGCATCGAGCGTGTCTGGGATACCCATGCTTCCATGCATAGAGGCATCTGCTTGTGTCAAGGGAAGCAACCCATCCCACATGCCGAGGGTGTATCTCTTGATGTATCTCTTGGATTACTTCAGGAAGTTTGCTAGGCCACCTAGCAGCACCAAGGTCCCACCATCGGAGATTCTCAACAAGACTCACAGTTTCATCCATGAGTTGGACTGGTCTGATTACAAACCGGATGTGACTCGTAAGATGATAATGCATGGCATGAGCCGAGAATACATGACTCCGACATGCCCGACCCTGTATAGTCAGGGTCTATGTGTTGGCAAGTGTCCTTTCTATGATGGAAAAGGTGGTATATCGTGACGACAGATGATGAATTAGAAGAGATAAGAAAGAAGAAGGCACAGACCCTGTTGGGGTCATTGGATGAAATGGATGAGGAGGAACGGAAGCAAGCCATGGAGTTCCTCCCATGGGCATTCAGGCTCAATCATGAGACTGGATTCATGGAGGTCCTTCAGAACGAGCAGTTGGTTGCTATAACAGTGGATCCCAGATTCGCTGAGATGATAACCGATATGCTGAACAGGGCACAACTTTTCCAAGATGCCTATAACATAGGTGGGGATGACTGATGACCAAAGTGATGTTCATCGATCATAGGGAGAAGTCCGGGCTTGAAGAGTTAGTGAGGAAGTATCTCGACAAGAATAACCTCTTCCACCAAACGAGGGAGAACCTCATCACGGACTATGCCTTCTCTAGCGTCGGCATAGAGGCCAAGTCCATACATGACTACATGCAATCATTGCAATCAGGTCATCTCCAAAGGCAGTTGCAGAACCTCGATGACAACTACAATACCATGATATTGGTCATACATGGAACCGTTGACAAGTATGTCGCTGATGCTCGTAAGGCAGGGAGGAGGATACCCTATGCAAGGGCATGGGCATCATTCGTGGGATCCATTGCTAGGTTCATGACTGATTACGATGTCCATGTCGTGACGTTCCCAGATAGGTCATCTGCCGCTCGCTTCATCTGCAAGCGGTTTGAGAAGCATGGGACTCTTGGATCCTCCTCGACATACAGGATCATGCGAAAGACGGCATCAGAGGATAGGAGGGTGGACATCCTTAGGGCTGCTGGGTGCAGCCATGCCATAGCGAATAGAATGCTTGAGGAGTTCGGATCCATAGCGGAGATAACATCCGCCAGTCCCAAGGAGTTGCAGACCATAGAAGGGGTCGGTAAAATAAGAGCGAAGAGAATATCACAGTGTCTGAACAGCGAGGAGCCTGTTGCAGATGAGAGGGTGAAGATGAGTCGAGCGTGAGAGGTCATATAGAATAGCGGCTTTGGAAAGATGTCGGAGGTGTTGTAGTTGATTGGGGAATCTGTTGAGAATGCATCAAGGCGTAAGTGGAGTGACTACTCATTCGTCAATGCTCCATCGGCTGGAAGCAACTTCATACGGCAATATGTCGAGAGATTCAATACAGTATCATACTTCAATGAATATGCAGGCCTGCTATCATACTTCTATGTCTTGGGTCAGTATCTAGCACCATACATCAGGATACCAATACACGGTAGTCACATTGATTGCAGGACTCATGTATATTGGATTCAAGAGTCGAGGACTGGAAAATCAGTTGCATGGGACTTCACGGCTAAACTTCTCAGGGCGCTCGATATAGAGGCTGAGTCATTCACTGCTGGATCCGATGCCAAGTTGATAGGAACTGTCGAGAAGGTTCCGATCATGGGTGAAAATGGAAAGCCGACTGGAGATCATGACGTTGAGGTTATACCCGGCCTTCTCAATGGATACAAGACATTACTCTTCGATGAAGCGAGCGTACTGCTCAATGACCAGAAGGCATACTTCAGTGACAAGATATTGTATCTGCAACAGGCCATGGCTCCATTGGGTAGCGAGACGAACGTGTTAGTGAAGCATCTTGTGGGTGGATCAGTTCACACGCCATCTGGTGTGTCCTTATGGATGACTACGTTCCCTCCAAAGGATATTATGTCCCATGTTCTTGAGAAGGGTTTCTTCCAAAGAGTGTTCCTGTATCAGAACAGTGTAGACATAGAAACGAGACAAACCACCAGTGAGCATAGGATGAGTGGAGCATACGTTCCAGTCCCAGACAAGGTATGGTCGTATGATGATCTTGCTAAATCTATCAAGCAGACTGGTGACATAATCCGTGGCAGGATTCTCACAGCAGCAGGAATGAGTGAGGAAGACTACTCAAAACTTAGTGATGTGGAAAAAGAGAGGCTGGCGATAAAGCACAGATACGATGTGTTTCAGGTATCGTCCAACTTCTATCCTGCATTGTTGAATGCGGTTGATGATTACTATGCCTTGGTTCGACAAGTCAGGAATGACAACATAAGGGAGACAGCCATGTCGTTCCTTCCGAACGTGGAGAATTACACGCTGATATTCACTAACTTAATCGCTGCTACCATGGGATCGACCAAACTGACTAGCGATCATGTCATGATGGCGACTGAGATCATCTTCGACAACCTGAACAACCTGTTCATCTGGTTAGAGGAGAAGGAGTCATACAAACAGGCTAAGAATACCGAGGGTGCAATGAAGCAATGGAAGAAAGCGTGGGGTAAGTGCCACAAGATGGTCAACAACAGAGTGAACAGAGAGGTCGTTAGAAAGAGCCAGATCTTAGAGATATACTCCAAACTGACTGGTATTGCTGAAAGGACTGCTAGAAGGAGGATAGATGAGATGATAATGAGCGGGGTAGTCAAGACGGTCAAAGATGGAAGATTAGTCTTCGTGTATTTTGAGGTGTAATCATGGATAAGAGTCTATACGATTGGATGTTGGCAAACAACATGGCCACATTCAAAGTATTCACAACGACGGACCCAACTGGTCTGGAAAATGGGTGGAGATCCTTGCATGATGTGAGCATCGACGCTGTGATATTCTTTGATGGAATGACCTTTGTCGTATTTCTGAATGATGATGTCCCGTTGATTACCACCGCTATAATCAATCCAATGAGAGTATTAGGGATGGAGGTCAAGCAACATAGGATGAATCAATTGCAGTCATGGCTGGACTCCGTGGCAGGAATCAAGTTGGTCGGATATGGATCGACCAAGTTCGATGGCCCTGTCCTCCTAAGGGAACATTATCTTGACATAAAGCATCAGGATGTCCTGAACATCGTCGGAGAGGCAACCGAGGTTCACTACGGCGACTTCCCAAGAAGGATAGAGTTGCATGAACTGGCCTATTTGCAAGGACCATTCTCAAAGACCAGACATGTTTTCTCCTATCTATCAAGCCCACTATCTATGATATCCAACTGGAGAAACGGCTGGGTGAGAACAGCCATCAAGGAGTTGTGCGGAGAGGTCGAGATGCTCGCAGGTCTATACAAGCACATGATGGTCAGTGAGGTTCTAACGATTAGAGATGAGAGGACTCAGCGGAAGGTCGAGATACCATTCAGGATCGACAGGCCCAGCGACAGGATAGAGATAGGGCCGATGGAGGAGGAGTGATGCCCTCCAAGACCCCATACAAGGACAAAGTGAGCCAAGTCTGCCCCAAGTGCCACAACAGGGTCCTCGCCATCAGGATAAACGGATTCTATTCCGGCTCCCGTGACAGGATCTTCCTCTGGGAGTGCCCATTGTGCGAGTGCGTCTGGAAGAAGACGAGGCCCAGACTGAAGGTTGCAGGATAGAAGTTTCAATAAAGGATTGACAACCTAGTGACGGTTGATGTCAGCATTCGACAAGGCTTGGAACATAGCCAAAAAGGAAACGGCGAAATGCACAGAATGTGGCAAAGAAATCACAAAAGGTTATCTCGATCAATCGGCAGGTTGGTTTTGTTCAGAAAAATGTTTGAACAAATATAGTCCCGGATTCATTGATTCACAAGAACATAAGGATGCCTTTGAGAGTGGAGATACGGTTTGGACTACGGTGGAGTGATAGATATGACCGCATTCGACAAGGCTTGGAATATTGTCAAAGAAGACAAAATGTTCGCACCGGGATTCTTTGACCGGGAGAGGAACATGAAGCGTCAGGCCACAAAAGGGACAGAATGCAAGGAATGTGGTATGCCGAAGAGGACATCCACGAACATGATGATGCTTTCTGACGATGAAATGTGTAATTGTGAGGTATGACGAATGTCAGCATTTAATGTAGCATGGGACATCGTGAAGAACGATGATGTGTCATGGAACCATATTTGGGAGGCAGGTCTTACCAAAGAGAAAGAAGGTGATGAATCTTTTCTTGTGAGACTCATTCAATTGCTCGATGATACAGGTCGTACATACAGCGCGGAGCGCAAAGCGGTTGATCTGATGCTCAATAGTGAATGGCCAGTCGAAGATACGAAGGCCCGTATATACAGAACATTTCAAGGCACTCGGCCTGATACAGCCATGGTGAATCCTTATGGGGATCGTAATAAACATGTATTCCTCAATGAACTCCCGCCGCCAGAAGTGGTGATGGACGAAGAGGAAGATAAACCGGGCGTGGTAGGTCAAAGATGGAGAACATCTAGTCGTGGGACGGAGTATGATATGTATGAGTGACGCTTTCGACATGGCTTGGGAGATTGTGAAGGGGGACAATGTTCCCACCAACCCTTCCCTATGGTCACAGGCCAAGTCCAAGGCCAAGGCCAAGTTCAAGGTCTATCCCTCTGCTTATGCCAACGGCTGGGCTGCTAAGTGGTACAAGTCAAAAGGCGGCGGTTGGAAGAAGAAGGGCAAGGGTAAGAAATGATTGCCAGTCCCATCTCCAAGTCAGTTGACAAGGATCTCAGGCGATGGTTCAAGGAGAAGTGGGTCGATGTATCCCGCAAGGACAAGGACGGCAAGCATCCTCCTTGTGGCAGGGATGAGGCCAAGACGGACAGCAAGGGATATCCCAAGTGCAGGCCATCCAAGAAGGTCAGCGAGAAGACACCAAAGACATCGAGAGGCATGAGTGCCAAGGACAAGAAGGCGGCTACTAGAAGAAAGAGAAGCAAGCCGCAAGGGGTAGGGGGAAAGCCGACCATGGTCAAGTCAACGATCTGTGATTGCGACACATGCAACACACTGGCCAAGGCCATGCTCATCAAGGGCAAGAAGAAGGACAAGCCCTTCCATGGATACAACCCGAAGAGGCACAGTCGCAAGGGTGGCTTGAATGCCGCTGGTCGTGCGAAGTTCAAGAGAGAGACTGGAGCCAACCTGAAGCCCCCTGTCACGGAGAAGCCATCGACGTTGAAGCCCGGATCGAAGAAGGCCAAGAGGCGAAAGTCATTCTGCGCTAGGATGTCTGGTGTCAAGGGACCGACCAGCAAGGGCGGCAAACTCACACCCAAGGGCGCTGCGCTCAAGAGGTGGAACTGCTAATGGCCAAGTCCGATGCTCCTAATTACAGAAAGGCCACAACCAACAAGAAGTGTGGCAACTGCAAGGCATGGGACTCAAGCAAGACCGACGATCCTATGACTGGATACTGTGAGTGGTATGACTTCAATTGCAGGGCTGATCATGTATGCGATGCATGGGCTCCTGATGACTTTGAGAAGGCGTGGGAGATCATCAGGTCGGATGAGAAGGGCAAGTTCCGTGGATACTCAAAGAACACCATAGAGGGCAGGGCAGAGAGGCAGGGCAAGGCTCGCGCATGGAACAAGGCTCGCAAAGTGAAGAGGGGCAGAACCAGACTGAGGTATGCTAGGAACAAGACCCGTGGGAATGTCAGGCCGAAAATGAGAAGGCAACTCGGCGCTGGTGGCAAGAGAGAATCCGTCAGCAGATGATTCACTCATGTCCTGCATGGACATAGGTTATCTTGGCGTTGGTCGGTGTTCCAGTGTATCCAAGACTGCCATTGATGGTGACTGTCTTTCCAGAGATGGTGAAGTCAGATCCCTGAACTAGGTTTGCTATGAATCTAGGAGTTCCTGTCTTGTATATCATGACCTCAACAAGTTTGGTCGAAGCCTCATCTTGAGATCCGAGCGGCTCAAAGGCAAGAACCACATCAGTGGATGACCCGTTGTAAGATGCGGTCTTGATGGATGTCCTGTGGACTGGTGTGATCTGGTATGCTCCTCCTGACGTTGTGGGGACGTTGGCGCTGGTCGTCTGGTCGGACTGGAAGAAGAGGTGAGTCTCACCAGCGCCATTCGGGTATGACCCCAATCCAGTCGGGTCACGGGCGAACACGAATCCCATGTCGGTGATGGGGAGGTTGCCCGTGTTGTTGGTGATGAGGGTGTTGACGGGGCTGGTAGCGGCGTTGCTGGAGTTGATGAGGGCGGATAGCGGCAGGGGCCCCGGACGTAGGAACACACGCTTGTCGTTCACGTTGCCCACAGCGACCCCGCTGCTGTATGTGAGTCTGACAGCGGCCAGAACGATGGTCTGCTTGTCGAGGTGGGCCGATGGTGATTGAGGATAGACGCCTGATCCCGTGTTGACCTCGTTGCCGTATATCATGGCGATCTTGCCCGTGATGGCCGGATCGACATAGACCAGCAGTATCCTCTCGTAGTTGGCCCCGGTCAGGGTGGGGAGGGTGCTGGAGTTCTTGGGGAACTTGCCAGTGTGGGACGACGAGGTGATGTCGATGGACGCAGCGCCTATCGAGTGGAACACCCCATCGAGGAGGACCGTCCCCGCTGCGATGGACAGCGTGGTGGACGAGTGGCTCACGGCGCAATTGCCCACAGTGCTGCTGTTGCGATTGCTATCATTGATATCGTTAAGTAGGATGGGAACGACACCATTCAGAAGTCCGCGTTCGTTGAAGTTCGTGAGGGTCGGGCTGGTCAGTATGTCCTGATCCAGAAGTCCGTCGTCCTGATAACTCTGAGCAGCCCTCTCATGTCCCTCGCCTATTGTCGCCATTACCTTACCTCCATCAGAACATCGACCCTGACCTCATTGTTTGATGTCTTGTCGATAGGCATGAACGTGGCCCTGAATGCAGGGGTGTCGAGGGCGGTGTCGCCATGGAGGACGATCTCCTTGAGCGTCTCCGATGATGTCTCGGACGTGGTGAAGACGCCGGACACAGATACAGTCCTGTCGTCTATCTTGGTGACGGATGGTGTGATGGTTATCTGAGGGCTACCCGCGCCCCCGTCCCTGCTGGACGCCTCTCCCCCACTCGACCCCAGCGTCATCCTTGTGACGAGTGTGGATAGGTGGTCCGCTAATGCTGATTTCAGTGAATCAAGGACTGGCATAGTCTAAGTCACCTCCTCCAAGTTTAGTGGTCATGACTCCTCTTTCATTATCCATTCTTCTTGTTTCAGGATTATTTTTAGTATGGAATGCTCCTCTTGCGTCTGCGAATGACGCTTCATCCAAAGCAGTTTCTAGTGTTTGACGGTCTGTGATTCCTGCATCCCTAATTGCTCTAACCAAACTTGCCCTTTCCAACTCATCTAAAATATCATCTTTTCCAGAATGAAGAATGGACGATTCAAAGTCTCTTAGGGGATCTGAGAAGTCTCCAACTTCATAATCCATTCTAGGAGGGACCATAATTTTTCCATCCCTTACATCTTTCTTGAACTTAGCAGCATCCATCAACGCTCTCCAAGTTGGAATGTATTCTCCAGACAGAGGGTCGTATTCAACTGAAGATCGGAACTTATCGCTGTAAAAATCATCTTCAGGGCCTCCCATTTCTCGATAGTTTGATGTTTCATAACCTCTACTTGAATCGATACCATATCTATCTCCTGTCCTTGGGTTAATGTTTGGATCACTGTCAAAGGGATACATGAAACTACTAAAGTGAGGGATCCTAGAACCTCTGAATGCCAGATTAGCATCTTCATCAAAGTATGAAGGTGGTCGCCCAATTGGACTTGGCATTTTGAAATCGACATCTTTGACGAGATCCCAAGCCTCACTGAATACGTTCATTCTCACATCACCTCCTTGAACAGGCTCTTGCTCTGACCGATGGGTTTGGCATAGCCGCCGCTCGCATTGACACCGATGTATCCCAATCCGCCTTGATTCTTTCCTATGACGAAGCCTTGGTTGTTTATGTTCCTGACTAGCATCTTGTATGCGGCGACGACATGCACCCTGCCGCCGACGGACATCTCCACGACATCCACGACGGACCCGGCGTTCTCCTCCAATGGCTCGCTGTTCCCAGATACCGTCTGCAAGTCGGATAGTATGCCCTCTATGCCCTTCTCGTATTGTGCGATGATGAAGTCGGAGGTCAGTGTCGAGTAATTGTGGAGAGCCTCAAAGACTGCGAAGTCGCCAGATAGGTTGTGGGTTGGGAACTCCACGGAGACTATCTCTCCGGGCTGTATCATGGTTGACCTCAATGCGCCCTTGACTGTGATGACTGGCGCTCCGTTCTCCGTCCTGTGGAGTATGTTCTTGGCGAGCCTGTGTGCCTCTGCCTTGGTCTTTATTCCGGGGACCTCCTTCCTTAGGGTCCTGACGAGTTCTGAGTTCGCACCCCTGCTGGCGTCCGACTTCATCCTCTCCATGTCCTTGATGACGACGAATGCCCTCTCATTGGCTGCTGATGAGTCACCTACCACGATGATCTCGTTGGGAGCATCAAGCATCTTGCTGACGGATATATCCAGTATGCCATTCGCCATGCCGAGTACGTTGCCCTTGTGAGAAAATGAGTTGGACGAGTAAATGAGTCCGCCAGATCTCTCGTTGACGAGTTGCTTGCCATCTATCTGGCTCATTGATGATATGACTTCCATGATGTTCAGCCCTATGCTCTTTCTAGCCGTGAACATAGGAGAGTGATCGTTTGTCAGTCTCAGGATTGGATGTGCATTCAGTGTATTGCTGACCTCTCTGTCCTTGCCGATGAGGTTGACGCTGGGAGTCACGTTGTATGCAGCCAACTCAGGCGAGGCGTCATTCAGCATGTGCATGACTGCATCTGATGTCCTGATGCCAACGTGTCCTAACTGGCCCAAGAGGGCCATGCCGGGAGACATGCCGAAGTCAGACAGGCTGTCTGCATCTATGTTCCTGAATCTCAATATGGTGGATATGTCGTCACTCTCCACACCAGCGACCCTGAGTCTAGTTCCTGTGCTATCGACTAAGTAGGGGGCGAACCTGTCTGCTGTGATCGTCTGTCCATCATGCCTCAGTGTCGATATCTGGTCACGGACAGATCTGATCTTGGCTGTGGTCGCGCCATCCTCTATCATCACTGGTCGCTGACTGGTCATGTAAAAGTCGGATGGATCATACTCAAGCAGACCTCTGAACGACAGACTGGTCTGCCTCACAACATCATTGGTGGCATCATAGCGCCTCCATGAGTCAGAAACCTGCTTCATGGCCACAACAGCGTTGTCAACGAAGGTGGGGGCAATCAGGTGAGGGTGTGTCAAGGCCCTCATGTCAGTTAGGGCAGATGGGCTTGAGACAGTTGTATAACGGGCAACGTAGCCTTTGAGGGATGATATTCCTGTGCTGTTCGTCACACCCGTTATACGGTTTCCAGACTTCCCGGTATATGCTATCTTACCAGCGTTCACGACGAACAGGCTACCGCTGGATGGAAGCATGGAGGCATCGTCCAAGAGAAGGGTCGTGCCACTGTGTTCAACCACGGTGAATGATGGATACAGCCTCGCAGCAGTGTCATTGTGCTTCCTGCTTATCTCCTCTGGCAACGTGTGTCTGGCGAAGTCGCCACCGACCCCTGTCCCATCATTGGCGTATCTCGACTCAGACTGATGTATCAACTCGCCACCACCGGGATGGGTGGTCTGAGAGTATCTGGGCTCTATCTCTGGGTTGAATGAGCCATCTATGGTCTTTCTAGCGGCATCCGACTTGAAGAACTGCAACATGGCTGTGGATGGTATCAGATGATAGACGACATCATGCTCATTGGCGTCTGGGTATTCAATCTGGAACGCACCATCTGCTGTGCTGATGAAGTCCAGTGTCCCTAGATTCATGTCCAGATTGGCCTCAAAGATACCATACCTGTTGTCCCTAGTCAATACCAGATCCTCGTAGTCACCACTCTCAAACTTGACACGGGCCCCATGGACCCAGCCATCCTGCAACTGCTGTGATGCGAATCCGAACATCTTCAGGGGCCTCACTAGGCGGACGTAGTAGTCCACATGCTTCCTCCTTGGATGGGAAATCATGCCTGCGCCTGAGTTGCCATCTATCTCCGTTGATATCGAACCATCCTCTGTCCTGTTGAGATACGTCTTCCTGAGTATGTATGCGCCACCCCATGGTGGAAGATCTGCTGATCCCCTCACAGACCATGTGTCCTTGGCATATTCCTCCGCTGTGACGGATAGTGATGAACCTCCCTTCGATGCATTGGTGTCAGGGCTCCACACTGGTTTGGTGTGCTGCCCGGAGATGGTCTGGGACGAGGGGGAGGAGGGGTCGAGGGTCATGCCCTTGGTCGTGAATCTGGTGTTTATCGTCCATGATGGCGTCACGGGGAACTGCTGCCCGATGCCAAGGTCGCTGTTGAGCGAGTATGCCTTCGTGCCCACAACGGCATACTCCACGTTGGCATTGCTGTTCCTCTCGCTCTCTGTCTCGATCACTAGACCGAGCCTTGGTTCGCTTCTTCCCTGCACGTTCCTGTGATCCGCCACCTCGGACAGTGGGATGGGCGTCAGTGAGTTGATCGTGCTGTTGGTGTGAGAGCCCTGTCCCCATCCGCTGGTGGGGTAGTGCGTGTTGGACGACGAGTGATCGACTGCGGAGGCGTTGACGTGCAGCGCATTGCCCCTCAGATGGAAGAAGCCACCAGTGATGCCGAAGTTCGTGGAACTGACCGCTGCCTTGGAGTTGGCTTGGCTGTATGACGAGGATCCCGTGTATTGGATCAGGTCGATGTATGGGTCCGATCCCTTGTTCAAGGGGATGCCCTTCAATGGTTGATTGGCAGTTGCATTCGGATCCGCTATCGGCTCCCATGCACCAGATGCCAATGCCGTAGGCGTCACTAGGCCAAGAGATTCATTCTTCAATTTAGCACCGAAACCAATAGACTGCTCGGCTGAAGAGGGTCTGCTGTTGGATCTTCTGACAGCATTTGAGAAGACGGTTGACTCTGCTGTGTGCGCTGATGAGACGAACCCAATGGGGACGGATCTCTCGACTCCAGAGTATGCAGATGGGAATCCCCATGATGCGCCATACGTCGTTGCATTGGGCATGACTTGCATGGAATCATGGATTCCACCATCGAATCTTGCTTTCCCATACACTGAGTCCTGTGATGCTTGTGTCTCTGTCGGATCGCCTGCGAGCATATCTAGCGCATCACTAGATGTTCTGAAGCCGAATGCCCTCACAGGTAGTCTTCTGCTTGTATCATATGCTACCATATGATCAATGGATGCGAGGTATCTACTGACGTTTGCATCATATGTGACACCACCATATGTTGACTCTGGGTTCACACCATCGCCTATACCCTCGCCTCGACTATACCTTGTCGAAGAATATGCGTCAAGGAGACGTAATGTGCCCGATGCCTCTCTCACAGTAGTATGTCCCATCAAGACGCTGTTGGCAGACTTGAGCCCGGTTATGTTCCCATGACCGCCTGCATTCAGGCCGTTGTAGCCATAGTTCTGCATCCATTGGACCGCATAGAGCCTCTCAAAGGGTTGTGCGTTGGCAGGCGTCCCAGAAGTGCCTCCAGAGAAGTTTCTGAGCAGAAGACCCTTGGTAGCAGGGTAGTTGTAGCCTCTAGGCATCCCAGACTCCCTGTATCTGAATGTCAAGAAGTGTTCTCTGGAAGCACCAAGGAGGGCTGGATGGCTGTATTCTGCCAGCCAAGTGCATAGGAACGCATCTGGTGTTCCGCCAGAGGCGCAGTCTCCTGCTTTTATGAGTCCGAAGTCGGTATATACCGACGATATACTGCCTCCATTAGCCCCCAAAGCAGCCAAATTAGCGTATTCTGGATCGTGGACTAGGAGGGGTGGGACCGTCGCCAACTCCGTTGCAACCCTCGGATAGATAATCCCCTCTTCCAGCCCAGATACGAAATAATCGCCGTTCTCCTCGTAAATCACTGGTGCGAAGGGCCTTCCCCCTCCCATGGTGTAATCGTTGAGAATGAAGCCGTTGACCATAAACTCGCTACAAGCCGTGTCTGCGGCCATTGCAGCGGATAGGGTCAGTCTGGTAGCCCCAGCCACAGAGAGGCCGCTGTGGACGCTTGGAGAGGCCCTCCTGACCGTCTGTGAGACTCCATCGACGTTCGTCTGCTCCTGACCCGGTGCGATCAGATAGTCAACGTCCATCGTCGTGGATTGACCAGATAGCCTGTAATTGTCCATTTCAATGTCTGGGAGGCCGTCTGAGGCGAAGGAACCCGTCGCCTTGTATGTTGACACCCCTTTGACTTCAAGCGTGTCCAGTTCAAGGATAGTCGTGCTATTCGTGTCCTTTGCAGATGCGAAGCCGATGTGCTTGTGTTCTGACTCGCCCTCGTAAAGCAGCGTGTATGCCGATCCGTGGCTCCTGTGCAACTGCCTCCTCATGGCCTCTGGAGTGCCTCTGTGAGTCAGGGGGGTGACGAAGGAGTGGCCTTGTCGGGCGAAGCGGATGCGGTGGTGGGGGAAGGGGTAGCCCGTGGCTGTGCCGTTGTTGGTCTGCGTCAGCACCGATCCCCTCTCGGCGTGGTCGGATATCCTGTGTGCTGCGAACAGGCGCGTGGAGCCGCTTGGGACGGCCCCTGCGGACACGGAGGGGGTCAGGCCATGCTTGGAGGCCATGTCGGGGTGGAGCATCCTCAGGCAGTGGAAGACGAGCATCCTGTCGTGCGTGTCGTATTGAGAGACGCCGCTCGCTGCCTCCGCCACCCCAGCGGGGCGTGGGTCCGGGGCCGTGAGCCCCCCCATCCCCCACGTCATGTTCGACCACGCCTGCGCCCTGTCATGGGCAGTCCTGACGAATATCTCGCCCGGTATCTCCGTTGGATCCGGCAGTTGTATGGCTAAATTCGGCGTCAAACGGCCATTTGGGGCAGATGGGCCAGTCTCCTCCTCCCCTGTGGTCGGATCCACCCTTGTGTTCTGCACGTTGAAGTCGCGTATGACCACACCCCAAGGCGACCCGCCGTTGAGTGTGAGCATATTACCCTGATCGTCAACGACGGTCATGTCCTCAAACACCATGTGTTCGTTTGTTATGTTCATACCCTTGACCCTCTGGGTGTTCACATCATGCTTGGAGAAAATCTCACGGGGCACATTGTCGGTTCCATTGACTATACTACCGCTCATACTGTTGACGAAGGCAGTCGTGTTGTCCATACCCTCAAGAAGATCATATGAGTCATTGAGCATATTACCAGATGCGCTGCCTTTTGTCTCAGAATATGCGTATTTGCTTACAAGGGTATCATCAGCACCTGCTGGAATCTTCGTTCCATACTCCAGTGGCCTGATTTTGATGTTGGTTCCCGCTGAAGATGGATCGGCCTGAGTGATCGCCCTGAAGGATGGACTCGTCACTGTGTAGTCTGGAGGGGGCATGTCAGGGAGGTCGCATGAGTTGAGTCCCTCTATGCTGAATCGGACGTAGCCATGGCCAGATCCATGGGCAACGGCTGTGCAGCCCTTGGAGTCGTGAGCAGTCGTGGGTAGTCCCATGTTGCCGCCGTCCATCGGTTTTGCAGTCAGGTTCCACGTTGGCACTGAACTTCCAAGACCTTGAATCACAGGACCAGCGTTAGCAGGGGCCCAATATCCGCCTGCTGCGTTCGGGGCATCCGCCTCCCAAGTCATAACCATAGTGTGCTTGGCTGGTGCGCCTGTCAAGGTGAATGTCGTATTAGCAGTGAGCGAACCTGCTGGCACTGTGAAGTTGACGAGTTGAAATGGGGATCCGCTCGCATCAAATCCTCTCGTTATCGCAGTGATAGAAGAGTATGACACTGATGTCCCACCTACATCCAATGTCCCACTATCTGGAAGATCAGATGGAATACCGTTCAGATAATTTCCAAAAATTATTGTCTTCAACGTAGTGCCACCACCTTGATTTTCTCTAATGAATCCATCATACGATTCCGAGGGAGACATCCTGACGTATCGCGCTCTCAGGTATCTGGATACGCTATGCTCGCCCACCTGCTTCACCCTTCGACTGTTTATCTTGGCCGCAATGAGCCTCGTAGCAGCCTCTGTGCCCATGGATAGACTGAGGGCCTTGAGATCCACCACTATGACGTTCTCTGCCTCTGAGGGGGCTGCTGCGGTAGCATTGTTGGTCCTGATGATGACAGTCAGTCCCTGCTTCCACGTCGTCCCGCTGTTCGTCCCGTATGTCCAGTCCTCTATGTCATCGTCATAGTCGGTGTCTGGGTATGTGATGTGCATGGCGAAGAACCCGCTCGCTGGGTAGCCAGACGACGTGCCGAGTGGCTGGACCTTGGCTGGATAGAACCTCTTTCGATATACTGCCATTCTCACCACACCGTCTTTGCGTTGCCTATCTCTGTCATCTCTGCGAATGTCAGGACTCGATTATGTATTGCCAGTTCTGATATCTGCATGTTGGCAGCGTGAATGGGGTTGGATGATGAAGTCACGGATGTGCTTCCTGAATTATCCTCGCCTATCAATAGGGTCTTACTCGCACCACTGTTGAAATTGCTGTTCAATATCCCATTGAATGACGTGTCTGTAAAGGGAGATCCGGCCCTCATGACCCCATTCACAATTGGATCCCTTAGTAGGCTCGCACCTATCATGACAAGTCCGTTCGTAGGGGTCGTCCCTCCGCCATAGGCAGATGGGAGTTCAGCAAGTTCAGCCGAGGCTGTGAATCCAGATGGAAGTGACGCTACCTTTGATGTCGTTGAGTCAGCCTCGCTGTCATCATCGAGATCAGCCACTGGAGCCGTGAAGTCATCAATGGGACCGATATACAGTTTGCACTTGGAATGGTGTGCGCCATGGGTGAATCCAACGAATATCCAGTCATTCGTAGGGAGTAGCAAGTAGTTTTTATTATCATTTTGTGCGACATCCGAACCAGTGTTCTGATTGGCAGCGAAGGAGACGACTTGGTTCGTCCCTCCGTATCCCATGAATGAGAGATGCTGCTTGTTGGTGGTGTTTGTCGATGCGTATCCAACATGCAGACCGAAGTAATCATCATGGAGATATCCAGAGATTATCGGGCCATGCATGATGTTTCCTTTGATGAAGCATGTGATTGAGAAGTCCCCACTCGGATCGAAGCCATTCAATGGGCCATACTCTGGAACGACTGCTGAACTGAGATAATCCGCAGTCGATACGACTGGATAGCCAGTGCTGCTGTCGAACAAGAGGGCTTTGGATGTCGAGTCAACCGAGTTGGCAGGGCCATTGCTTGAACTCTGAGCAGCCGATGCAGTCAGCCTGAGCGATGACCCATACAAGTCGTCTGTTATCTCCTGTGCCCTTGTGAATGAAGATCCAGATATCGTGTCGTTCATCCTCACATACAGAAGGGATCTTGGAACGATGTCCCCATTGCTGTCAACCTCCATCTTATTGTGGATGCCTCTCATGGTGTTGTCGTTGATGGTGTCATCATCGGTTATGTCGGTGAAGTCGAGGACAGCGGATGCAGTGCTTACCTCATGCAGATTCTGGAAGCCTGAGAATCCCGTTGGCCCCTTGGACAAGAAGTGCTTGTATTCATCGGAGTAGTCATTGGATGTCCCGTCGCTGATGTCGAACACCGTCCCTGTGTGTCCTCCAGCGAAGAAGATAATAGCCTCAGTGTCGATCAATGGGTCTATGATCTCAATCTCTATGCCGTCCAATGGAGAGTCACTGGTATTGTGAATCGCTCTGGCAAAGTCCGCTGGGTTCCCTCTGGGGACGACGTTTCTGAAGAATACGCAATTAGATCCGAGATGCTGGTCGTTGAGATAACTGCCATTATGCTTTACAGGCGAAACCTCGTCAAAGGATGCTAACTGTCCATCTATTCTTATGATGCCGCCGACAGTGTTGCGGCTGTGTCTCAAAGCATGATCCAACGCTTTTTTTTCGACGGCTATGTGGTTTATTGTGGTCGATATACTGCCGAAGACAGGATCAACCATGGCAGGTGGACTTGAGTTATCGATCATCTGTGGTGTGCCCACTGTGTTGACTCTAAGGATGCCGCCTATCCCATCATATGACCTGACAGCGGATGTCGATCCCTGTTGCAGAACCTGTCCATGAGGTGCGCCTTTCAAGACCGATACTGGTGCGAATGTCTTACCGTCTTCTGATATTGGCAAGGGGGCTGGAAATGAGTTGGGGGAGTAAGACCTGCTGTTCGTTGCTAGAAGACCTCCAACGCCAACTATGGATGCTGGTTTGTATGGATAGGGAGTCCTATTCCTCATTCGGATGCAGAAGTTGCGCCCACTCGCACCGGGAACGGTGCTGTGTATCACCAAGGTTCTTCCTCTTTCACCCTCTGCACTTTCGACATCTTTACCGGGATATGCCCTAACATGTCCCATGTGAGTCCCTGTCTTAGTATCACCAGCAGTTGCGGGGAAGATGGTAGGTGGATCGAACGCACTCCCTCCATCAGCGTTCTTAGCCAGAGGATGACCTGCCATGTTGATTCTCCTGATCACCTCATTGAATGCACCATCGAATTCGTTTATGCGGTTTGTTATATCGCTGAAATCTATTGATTGTGGTCGTATGAATTCAAGACCGGACCCATCTGCTTTCTTTCCCTTCAGAAGAAGATGAGCGGTTTTGCACTGGAGCGGCAGAATATTCGTCCTATCATTGAATGAGTCATACAACTCAAACGGATCGAATACCAAGCCCTCCATGTTGGGCCCATCTCTGATGAGGACTCTGTTTGAGTTCTGTGGATCGACATGCACCCTGTCTGATGGAAGCCCAAGGCAGTTCCTGACAGCCGTTATTATTTGAGAGTGGACAGACGCAGATGAGGGGTCGAATATTATGTCTGGCTCGTTAGTCGCCCCATATCCTCCTTTCGATGCTATTAGATACCCGCCAAGAACGACGGTCATGCCAATGGATATGTTCGATGATACATCCAAAGTTGCGCGAGTAGGCAATTGGGACGATGAGTTGACAGTAATTGCAGACCCACCTGTTGGAGACGGAACCACATATGGGTTCCACAAACCTAGTATGTTGATTCTGTTTGTCGTCCCTGAGAGTTGGACCTTTGCAATCATGCCATTCTTGGCGTATGTTCCGACTCCTTGTCCTATGGTGATGTAAAACGTCGTTGATAGTCCCGTCGAGTCTCCTCTTTCTCCAGTTGCAGCCACGAATGCGGACCAGTCATCGACATCGATGTATGCGTCACTTGAATCGACGGCAGTGACCACTGCTTGGACGGATGGACGTTGACATAGGGTGTAATGAGAGGCATCGGGTTCAATGTGAAGTTCTGCTAGTTTGTCCGTGGTTTCTATCGATGACACTGTGTTTCTCAGACCCCAATCCACAGCGAAGGCAGATTCAGTCTCCCTCATCTGCGCTCTGTTGATGGCAGTCATGGTGCAATCGATTGTCATGTCGAAGGACCGATCAGAGGGGAGGGGGTCGCCGGGGTCGGTGGTGGTGGATAGCCTCTTCTCGGTGTCGAAGAACATGGATGGGAACAGCGGTATCTCGACTAGGGCCCTCGTTGATGCGTAGTATGTCGATGTCTGGGAGTCGTTTCTCACGGATGCGTTGCCGCTGCCGATGACCCTATCCTTCCATCCGGGGAAGTGAGGGTGGGTCGAGTATATCGGGTTGACATCTATGGCTCCCTGTCCCGGTCCTGCCATAGTCATGGTGACGGTGGGAGTTCCGAGGTCGCCTATCTCCTTGATCGGCATCCCCTCTCCGAGATCGAAGTCCCTGTCCGTCCGGGCATCGATGATGTCCATCAGTATCGACCTACCCCTTATGATGAGCATGGGCTCGCCATCACCGTTGGTGACGGGCTCTATCTCCTCGATCCTGCCTCTCATCAGGGATCGCTCGACAGTGGCTGTGAGGAGGTCATTGGGCTGCTTGTACGTGTCCTCTATGTCCGAGAGCCCAGAGTGCCTGTTGACGTTGGCTGGGTGGACGAGAACGAGGCTCTCATTGCCCTTGAGTTCGTTGTCAACCACATCGAATCCTAACAGATTGCCCCTGTTCATCGATGATGGCCTTAGGAACTCATCCCTGTGGCTTGTGTTGTCCGTGGCCGTGGAGCCAGAGACATGCAGTATGTGGTAGTCAGAGTTGGATGTGTCATCGGGCGTGTTGATGCTCGGTATGGCCTTCGGCCTGCCGTATCCCCTTATGCCCGTCCCAACACCAAGAACGGTGTCCTCTATGTTGATGAAGGGTGATGGCGTTATGTCGCCAGTCGGGTTCGATCTTAGGGTGTGTGATGCTGCCTTGTCATTGAACGTCGCTGTTGGTAGGCTGATGAGCCCTCCCGGTGCTGTGATGGTGAGGAGGACATCTGCGACAGTGGTTGTCGATGTCGGCCTCCTGAGATAGTCCGATACGGTCTTGTTGTTGTATATCGCACTGCCATGCGGCACAGTCTTCCTGACCACAAGGTATGCTTGGTTCCCCGTTGCATGATCTGCTGCGAACTTGCTGTTGACATCTGATGATGTGAGCCCTGTCCCTGCTACGACCTCTCCTGTGAGATCTATGGCATCGTAATACACCAGTATCTTGCTAGGGCCACCTGCGGACACAAGGGCAGATGGGGAGTCGATGGTGGCGATGCGGGGGGTGTCGAGGGGGGTTAGGTGGCGAATGTATGCGTCGTTGGTCGGAACGCCTCCCTGTATGTCTCCAGTGTGTTCCGTATCGAGGCCCTTCAGCATGAACGGCTTGGGGTTGGACACGGCTATCGCCACGATCTCATCACGGGTCGATGCGGACTTGTCATTGAACCCGATGCCGCTCTCGACCACGATCCTGTTCGCAGCATTGGTGTCCGCCATGATGGCTCCCACCGTCTGGGCTCTGTTGATGACTCGGCTTATGGGGCCACTGAAGACTGGCTCCGTCACCCTCACAATGTCGTTCTGTGATATGACGGACTGGATGGTGATGTCATCGTCCATCGTCTCAAAGGTATTGGCGATGCCCTGAACCGTTTGCTTGACGGTCTGACTCTCTGCTGCTGGTATCATCTTGAGAAAGAAGTCGCCCTCGACCAGAGTGTTGGATGTGACTGCCCCATGGTATCCATACGTGTCAGTGGCTGACAGCAGAGCAGATGACGTTGATCCAGATATCCTGCTCTTAGGAGAGAAGAAATATGCATCGTTCCGATACTCCGTGGTGTCCGAGAACCTCTGGCCGAAGGTGAACTCTGCTCTTGTGTTGACATTTGCCGCTCTCGTTGTGCTACCCGGATCTATGATGATGTCAGCCTTGCCGACAGTGAACCAGACTGGTGTGTCGTTGGTGTGACTGAACAGCATTCCCTGTGCCTGAGGGTTGCCACTACCGTCATTACTAAGAAGGATTGACTCGCAACTAACTCGGCTGTTGGCGAAGTCGATGGCCGTGATCCTGACTCTCTCGATGAGGTTCTGCATGGGGTCTAAGTCTGTCGTGGATGTTGCTGACCCTGCTGAGTCCGATGCGTATGTCACTTCTCTCGATGATGGTCCCGTCGATGTCCCTGTCATGGGATGGTATCCTGAGTGATTGATGACGGCGTTCAGCGGTGTTGACTTCACAGTCCCCACATATGTCTCGTCCCCAAGGTCAAGGGACGTTGAATACCATGACTGTCCGCTTATCTCACTCAATGGTATTCCTGTCGCCAAGGACGCTAGTTTCTCCAAGGCAGTGTATTGATCCGTGACGCTGCCGGGATTTGAGGAGAAGTCTCGTATCTTGAAATGACCAGATGTGTCGAATGTGTGACCCATGGCGACCATCGGTATGTCGAACAGACCATCATGGGTGTCCGCCCCATCCCTCCCTTGGTGCGTGTATGCGCTTCTTGCATTGTTGAAGAATCTGACATCTGGTATGCTCTGCTCATCGTTGAACGACCATAGACCGAAGGTTGATTCCAGACGAGTCAATGGCTGAACGACTGGATTGATCTCGCCCTGAGATATCCTGACGCTCTCTATGATGCCTCTAAACTCACCACCTTGTCCACCGATGAAGAGGTCCGAGGATGACTCATCCAACAAGCCTCCATCGTCCCCAAGATTCAACTTGGCCACAAGATCACCATTGATGAAGCACTTCAAATCCTTGCGAGTGTATTGGGCAGTGACCATGACCAGACCCTGTGTCCCCTCTGTCATGCCATGTGGCTTATGCTCACCACCAGAGTATGAGCCGGAGTGGGCAGTCCTCTCCGTCCTCACATTGAACGGGGTCGTTATGGACACAGGCTTTCCAGAGATGTGGGCTGTGAACGTCATTCTGTCTTGATCGAATGGAGATCCATAGGTCAACTTGTATTGTCCCGGCTTCTCGACAACGACCCCACCATAGTCTGGTATGATGAATGCATCAATGGTGAATGCTCCTCGTATGGCATTGAGGGGATTCGATAGAGCCTCATAGTGGACAGCGCCTATCTTGCTGGCCTGACTACCATCCTTGCCCGACTCTCGGAACCTTCCTGTGGGGACTACGAGCCCGTCAGTGATGCCATTCAACCTAACGGCCTTGCTATGGAACTTGATCAGAGGCATTCATCAAATCCCCACTAACTGCTCGACTACCGTCATTTGGAGAGCGTATGTATATACGCTATCACCTGCTTGATACTTGGGAGAGAAGTTAGTGACGATAGCAGGGATGGCTACACCTTGCTCAAGGAATGGATTTGGTCTTGTCGTGACCCCATCCTCTATCGTGGTTGGGTCATATGGCTTGTTGTTCGATACGGATGAATGGTCGGTCCCCAACCCAGAGGGTATGATAAATTGCCTCAACACCGTTGCAGAGGTGCTGGATGATGCTATCGAATCGTATGGTATTCTGACACCGACAATGAATTTCTTGACCGTCTTGGACTCTGATATGTTCAGGAATTTGGAGGGATCGAAGGATGACACACTAGATGGAAGGTTGATTGAGTTCCCCAATGCAGCACCGGGGTTCAATAGGGCTCCACCAGCACTCATGTTGGCTAGATTCAACAGATCCTGAACCTTATCGCCCTTCGTCAATTTCGATGATGCCTTACCGCCAGAGAAGTCAGAGACATAGAATTGTGTTGACCAATCCTGACCGACTGAGCCTTTCGTCACTGAGACGAAGGTGTCTCCACCTTCTCCTGTCGTCTTGTTCGTGATGGTAATCTTCTCACCATCGAATCCAGATCCACTTTGTAAAGACTCGGAAACCGACTCAAATACGCCTGATGACTGACTGACAGTCAGAATGGTATTGACAGCAGTGGTGGTGGTGTTGACTTTGACACTCGCACCGCTTATCGCAGATGCTATGGCGTCAGCAATCGCATCGCTGGTCGTGAGCCCGTTTGTATTCACATACACTATGCTGTTCGTAGCAACGGATGCCGATCCACCGCCATCTCTCAGTATGACTGTGAGATCCTCGCCCAATCCAGCATTCAACTGCCCTATCGTGCTGAAGTTTATCCTGACATCCTCGACAGCCGCTGCGTTGATCGTCCCTATAATCTCCTTCCATGTCGAACCTATGGTCTTACTTCCATTCCTCGATAGGTCGATGGTGAACGATGACCCGATGCCTCCTGAAGCCTCTAAATCATCTGTCAGAACCCCTTCTATGTTTATCGATACATTAGTCATATTCATGTCAGTGCCAGTTCTCGTTGCTATTACTGGAATGGGACCAACTGCCACCAATCTGCTCATATCGAATATTATCGACTCTGCATCTAATTCTATGATGCCGCTGTCGCGCCTGATGAGTTGAATCTTAGGCATCAGATACCCCTCCCGTAGCCACCGGACCTAGATCTGGAGCGGAAGGCTCGTTGAACTTCCTGTCCGACGAGTTTGGCAACCTCCTTCGCATCTCCCTTGGCCCCATTGACGTTTATGTTGAAAGTGACGGTATCCCCGCCACCCATCTTACCAGCGCCCTGCAACGAAACTGGAATGGTCCTCCCATCTGGAAGAGGCACTACCGCTTCCGTTCCATGCAGAGCGACTGGATATCCGCTGGTGGGTCCAGTTGCAATGCCACCACTACTCATACCAAACCATCCTCCAACAGTATCCACTGCCCCTCCAATGGCTCCTCCAACAGTATCCACCACACCACCAATCGCGTCTGTTATCGGACTCAACGCCTCCGCGATTTCATCGATTAATTCCATGACGAGATCATACATGCCGCCGAACAATGATTCGATGCCCCCGATTGCCCATGAGAATACACCGAGTATCTTTCCACCTAAGCCATCGAAGAAGTTCCCTATACCTTCAAATATCCTCTCTATCGCCCCTATGAAATCGCCTTCAAGCAATTTGATCAACACATCCAACGTGAATGAGAAGAGAGTCCCCAACGCGCTGAAAACTGGTTTTGCGAATTCATACAGGCCCACCAAGAATTTTATCGCATACTCAAGCACAGTTCCAAGAAGAGTGCCTGCCAAAGCAGCCAGATCCCCAAGCCTCAACATTACAAGGACTATGAAATCCAAAACACCTGCTTCGTATAAGAAATTCATAAGTCCGGTGAATCCGTTTATTATACCAGTTAATATCCCTCCTAGAGATATACCTGTGTCATCCATGCCCTCTTTTATCCCGCCGAATATATTCATGAATCCAGTATAGATGCCATTGGCGGCATATATGAGAGCGTCAAAGAAACCTGCCTCTTGCAGTGCGTCATACAATGTGTATAGAGCGCCGACTGAATATGACATGGCTATGCCAATTGCATCCATGAAGTCTTGGATATACGGTTGCAGAAACACGAAGGCCTCGCCTATCTTTTCTATCATGAAAACAAGGCCGGAAAAGGCAATGGGGGCGAGGACCAACATAAGATCAAGAACATCGGTCAAACCAGCCTTGAGAATAGAATAGTCAAATGATCCGATATAGTCCAAAGCAGCGGAACCCGCACTTAAAAGCCAGTTAAAACCATCTGATAAGGCTTGTAGCCCCCCTTCTAAGGATAAGGTCCCTGTTGCAGCAGACGCAAGGACCGCTCCCATGCCGACCAAGAGAGCGGTGAAAAACAACACTGCGTATTTTAGATTCTTGAATAAACCTACAACGAGGGTAAGAGGTGCAGATAGAACCGCCATAGCCTTCCCGGTTAGATTGATTTGCTTATTGAATGGATTGAAAACAGCAATCAGACCTCGTATTGTAGCCTTCATGTCAAGATACAAGTCATATACAGGACCAAGGGCTGTTTTCTTCAATTTAACAGTGAATATTGTAAGCGCATTAGTCCTTGCCGAAACCTTCTCCAGTGCGAGTCCCATCTTTCTGATATCGATGATGGTATCGGCTGTCTTCGTCATCAATCAACCCTCATATCAGTGTTAATCCTATCGAAGTAATCTCCAAGATCGGCGGCATCGCTGGTAGTGCGTATGGGCCTTCCCTTATTTCGGTTGCCCGTCGCGTTATACCGTCGAGCCTCCTTTTGTATCTTCTCCTGCTCCTTCGATTGGATCTCCTGCATCGATTTTACCATGAGATAGTCAAGATATACGCGCTCCACGGGTTGATCGTCCCATGAATGCGGCGGACAGTTGAAATGAGAACCAAGAACGTATGTTATGGTGTTGAATGTCAGGACCATAACCTGCTTCTGATTGAAAGGATTTTTCTCCCCTCCACTCGATATGTAATCGACCAGATCGGAGTATTTTATTCCAAAGGGGAGGGCTCGCTCGTTCCTGCGATTCCCCCCATCAAATCCTCTATCTTGGGGAGAACTTCCCTAATTGCATTCCCCACCTCTGGAGTGAGGTTGAACAAATCGTCCTTCGTCAGAGATGGGCTGGTGCTTTCCACGCAGTTGACCAGCACATATCTCCAATATCCACCGAAGTCCACTTTAGGCCTCATTTCCTCGCCATCGACCACGAAGTCAACGAAACTAGACAGTGCCTGTTGCTGTTGTAGCCACGTCATAGGCTTGACGAACACGACCAGTTTCCCCGCAGGGGTATCCAATTCATGCCTCTCAGCATCTGTCTTTATTGTAAAATCACTCGCCTTCAGCGCCATCTTCCGTCACCACTTCTTCATCCATTTCTTCAACCGCTTCATCCTCGGTTGGGGCTGCACCCGGATTCGCAACCTCCCATGCTCTTAGCCTCGCAATAAGATCGGCTTTTGTGCCATAGACAGGCTCGCCCCTCTCACTGAGCATGAGGCGTATATCAACAACGGTCATCTCCTCATATCCATCGTCATACTCCTCTTTCACTTCTTCAATAACTTCAGGCATGGGGATCGTCAATTCGACCTCATGCGCTGAAACACCGGGACCAGAAGTCACGCCAGTGCCTGAAATCGTCCAATCCAATTTCTCCCTCGTTCCATTTACGGTTATGAATCCCCTCAATCGCATCGTATATCCTCTCCTGCTCCCGGTATATTATTGTTCATAGTGAATAGTATGGTGAATGCTCAGTCACCTTGAGATGTCGGATCACCAACTCGACGTTCGCAATGATCGGACCCTTGTCAGCGGGTATCTGATGATCGGCTTTGATGATCGTGTAGTCCTCGATGGTGATCGTGGCCCTCTGCCTTGTGCTGGCGCTTCCGGGCTTAGTGAGGGTTAGGGTGATGTCATTGGTGTTCTTGTGGTGCTTCCTCGTCCTTACCTGCTCCCACAGTCGGTCATCTTCAACCATGGCATCGAAGGTGAACGTGTATTCCCTCTGTGCCTCTGTGATGTCCATTGGGAACTGCGTAGCGCCATGCTGCACTTGGTCGGTGTCGGACGTGGTTCCTTGGTGTCCTCGTATGAACCACCTTGCCGTGTTGTTGTTGGCTATGCCGAAGTTGAATTGAGTGCCTCTAAGGATAGGCCTGCCGAAGGCCTCTATGCTGATGTCTTGGAAAAGGTACGGCTTCTCACCGTCAACCGCTATACCAGATACCTTTCTGTTGGTGGCGCTGTTCGCAGTGTTGTCGAACATCCTGTGAGGGTTGAACCTAGATCCGGTGTCGGTGTAGTGCCGGGACGCCTCATACGCGGAGTTCAACTTCAACTCGCCCTCGGTATCTGCTGACACCTCCAAGGAGTTGACCTTGCAACCGCTGTATATCCTCAGTAGTTGGTCGCCACCGGGGCTGGCATCTGTGCTTCTGAAGGACTGCTCTATGGCGAAGGAGGGCACAGTGGTATGGCCGAAGATGGTATGCTCGACGCCATGCACCAATTCCTTCGTGGTCCCGTTGATGTGGGGGCTACCTCTTGCACTGTCCGTCGAATACTGGAGTCTCTCGATACCACATGATGTCGCTGTGTGTGCGAAGGTGAAGGGCTCATCGACGTATAGGTATGGCGAGTCAACGGCGATGACCCTCCTGATCTCATGCTTCTGGATGGTGGCTGGGGTCGCATCTTGACTTGGTATGATATGTGTGTCCTTGTCGAATATCTGGATGTAGTCGCCAGCAGTGAACTTGCCTGCTGATGTGGATGAAACCTCGATCCTGTTGTCTCCCTCTGTGACGGCAGCGGCTGGCACTGGCATCACATACAGGGTCGCGCCGGAAGAGAGAGCAGCAGCGGCTGCTCCTGAGTCTATGTCAGCGATTCCATCAATGACGTGTGATGAGGCGTTGAGCGTGGCATAGGAGGCCAATAGTGGCGCACCGCTTGATATGACCTTCAAGACACCGCCAGTGAGGGGCTTCTCAGCGAATATAGCAGTGGTGTCCAGCGTCACTTGATCCGATGTCGTTGAGGCCACATCGCCTCCGATCATCACGATGTCCCCATCTGCGCCGCCAGAGATGCTGCTCAGTCCTGTCACGGTCAAGGTCGTGATGTCTGTGACAGCGGCGCTGTTCCCGTTTGATACCTTGACCACTCTCGCGGCATTCGATCCGGTTGCTATGTTCAAGGGAAGGGCCCCGACCACGGTCTGCCCTGAGAAACTGTTCACCGATGAGAATTCACCCACGCTCTTTGAGGAATGACCGCCGAGGGCGTATTTCATCCACCTCAAGGTGTGAGCGTTCAACTGGATGGATCCACCAGAGAGAGTCTCCCTTCCGCTGGTAATGACGTTGACATCCCTGCCGAGCCCGATGACGTGCTGCTTCCTGACATCGATCTCTGGCTCAGGGAGCGTGAACTCG